CGGGCACCATCGAGGTTGGCTCCTACGAGGTTGGCTCTTACGAGGTTGGCTCTTACGAGGTTGGCTCTTACGAGGCTGGCACCAACGAGGCTGGCACCAACGAGGCTGGCACCAACGAGGCTGGCACCATCGAGGCGGGCACCATCGAGGCGGGCACCATCGAGGCGGGCACCATCGAGGCGGGCACCATCGAGGCGGGCACCATCGAGGCGCAAATCGGATAGGTCTGCGCCATTCCAGTGCTTATCCCGTAGATCCATATTTTGGAGTGTTTCAGCGTCGACAACCTCGATCACCTCTCCCGTCCAACGGTTTTTAATTTCAATGCTCATTCCGTGTATCCTCATCAACTCAAACAATATGGTCTGCCGGTATATAGCCACCGGCAGGGTTTGGGTTAGGCTGTCGCTTTTGGCACCTGTGGGTAATGGTTTGAAACCATCATTTTTCGATCTTCAGGAATGGTTTTACTGGCTTCCGTGTAGCCGACTTTGTAGAATCGGCTTGCAACGCTTTTTGCCGCACCCCATTGGGCACCACTAAGCCCGAGTTTATCCAACCGAGCGGAAGCCTTTTCAATCGTTGGGTCTAGCTTTTCCCAGATGAAATCCTCATCAGCTCTGGAGGGTTTATCGTTCAACAGATCCCGCAGCATTTCAAAGACTGTAATATGGATGCACTGCTCATACCCAGGCCCCAAGCCGCCCATTTCTACGGTGTGGATAATCTCGCCTTCATCCCATCGCCTCAGTAGAGTTTCTAGTTCTTTATTGATTTCTTCATCGGTCAGTTTCACTGCTTCGCTCACTTGCTTTACCTCTCATTAACTAAATATTGACCGGAGGTTTATCCTCTCTCCGGTAGGAGGATAGCTGCTGGCCTGATGTGGTCTTTCTGGCTTTCACTGCCAAGGTTCCGATACAGGCCCCGTCGTCCATGCGGCTCGGAACGCACACCGCAGACTTGTTAGGGTTCAGCAGCTACCTTGGGTTAGAAGGCAATATCTTCGTCTGGCATATCAGCAGGGAACATGCCGTCCGGAGGAAGCTGGCTTTCTTCGTTGATATACCCTTGCCCAACCAATGCCTTGTATTCAGCCGATTCCTTGATGGTGTTTTTCAGGAAGTCCGGAAAGCTGGCAAACACCTCCGTATTGAACTCGTCCATATCAAAGACGATCGGCTTATTCACGGGCGAATACCCGGAAGTGCCTTTGGGTAATGCCTGAATACTGCTAACGCGGGCCTTTTTATATTCGCCTGCTTCTTTATGGATAATCCCGATGGAGCAGCTTTTGCCCATGATGTTTTTCAGCTCAAACCCGGCCAATTCCTCATCAGTGAAAGCACGACCGCGCCAAGCCTCAAGGTCTTTCCGAAGATTGGCTTTTTTGCCAAGGCTGGCAGTGTAGTATTTGCCAGTAGTGAAGGGCTTGCCCTGGGTGTCGGTATCGTTCAACTCCCACCCGACATAAACCTGTTGCTTTACGCCTGTATTGCCCATGTACTCATATTCGTGAGTGCCGAGATCAATCAACATGTAGCTAGTGGCGATATATGTAGCCTCTGGGATCAGCTCATATTCGCCGCCGCCATTGTCTTTAACTACCAATGCCATTGTTTTCTCCTTTCAATTCACTTTTCAACTGTCTAATATTCTCTAAAGCTGCATTCACCCAAGACAGCGGGGTTGTTTGCTCTCCGTACCGCACCCGGTTTTCTATGTAGGCTTTCAGCTTTTGAAGGCTGATTTCTGCGTTTTCGGCGCGGCGGAGAGCGGTTTCAGTGGGGGTCATGGCTTCTTCCACATCCAACCAAAGCAAAAGCCCATAATGGCCCCGCTTACATGAAAGAACGCCACTTTCGGCTCAATGGGGCTTAGGATTAAAATAAAAGCCATCCCAAGAAGCATCGGGATCATACTAACGATCACGCCGCTTCCCCTCTCCGCCGGATCTCATCCACCAGACAGCGTGTATGGCTGATCTCATCCGGTGTCGCAAAACCCTTTTCGTCCAGGCGGGCCACATATTCAGCCAACCGCTGGAGCATGGACTTATCAGGTAATTGCTTCTCAGGCATATCGGCCTCCATCATCAACTCAAAGCTTGTGGGGAGATTCAGGCAGTATTCCAGGTGTTGAATGCACTGGACGTATACCAACGGGCTCATTACTGGTTGGTCTTCTTCGATATAGCTCATGCGCGGGCCCTCCCAAAATACTGATCAACCGCCCAACCCGGAATCAGGGACCGGGCAACATCCTCTTGATAACGCTGGCACTCCGGGCAATCATCGCCTTTGTCAAACCAGACATTGCACATCTCGCAGTAATCCATCAGGCCACCACCCCGCCCAGCGCATTACACGCTTCACAAGGGGCGTAGTAGCCTTCATCTCCATAGCTATAGAAGATCTCCTCAGCACCCCGGCACACCGGGCAAACCATCACGCCATGCAACTGCTGTGTCGCATTGATGATCAGGTCTAACATCAGTTCTCTTGGTAAAGCCATCTTTCAAAATCTCCGTCTAAAAATAAAGCCCGGCCCATCAAGTCGCCCATCCGGGCCGGGTGTCGTACTCAACTGTTTGGTAGGGAGTTAGTGTGGAATAAGGAAACGCGGCGGAGCGGGGAATTAAGAAGAGAGAAGAGCAGTTTGCCCCGCCGGAAATCTAGTTAAGCCATCCGCTAGCCAGCAGCACCGCCACCAACACCAGCAGCACTACCCACCCAGAAACAGGATGATATCCACAGTATTGAGCTTGGACGGCTTGATAACGATTCATGCGGCTGTTAATCTTTCTGGCAGTCATGAGGCTACCTCTTGGCTGTGTGTACCAGAAGATTCCTCCACGAACGGAGGCAACCCCAAGCGCTCCTCCCATTGAGCGACAGCCAGCATGGCTTGACGCACCATGAAGTTGCTTGCAGAGCGGATCTCATGCGCTTCCATAAACCGTTTAAGACGGTGGTAGTTGGCGCGGGCCATCCGTGGATGGACATTGATAATGTCTTTAGCGGCCATGACTAAGCTCCTTCCGCTTGCTTGAAAGGCTGAGACTTGAGCGCTTCGATGTCGGCAAGAGGAATGCGCCGCATCCAGTTCTTCAAGCGGTACTGATTAGGGAAAGCCCCCTGTTTGTCTAAGTTGTAGAAAGTTTGTCTTGAAATGCTCAACATCGCGCAAACTTCTTTTATTGTTAGGTCGGGCATCATTGACTTCCTTTGTCATTGTCAATGCTTGTCTATGCCATTATCTTATCAGGACTTTTGACATTGTCAACACTTGTCTATTCCAATCTTTGTCAAAGCCGGGTAAAGTCCTTATCTATGAGGACTTTCGGCACAAAGTTTGAGCTTTATATGAAAGCTGCTGGGTTTAACCCAAATAGCTTGGCAAAGAGGCTGGGGGAGGATGCCCCACTTATAAATAAGATTGTCAACAACAAGCGGGACATGTCTGAGCGTCTTATGGAGCTTATTGCCAGTCTGCCAGAGTTTAAATTGGTAGGCCTTACTGAAGAAATGATGCGTGAATGGAAGGGGAGCGATAAGTCAGACGAAATTATTGCAGAAGCAATGACACTTCCTGAAGACAGGGTTGCTCAGTATGTGGAAAAACGATTAGGGATACCCGCAGATGATATCCTTGAGCTTGCAAAGCAAGTTAAGAGGAAAAACAAATGAAACGTGCCATTTTTTTGGTTTTGTTGCTGAGTCTTTTTTTATCCCAGCTTGTGTTCGCGGAGCGTTGGCAGCCAACGACGCCGTCAGGCTGGCCAGAAATTACCATCAACGCCCCTGAAAATGTTGTTGTTTCGAAATTCCAAAACTCTTTAGCCAACAAGGGTTTAATGCTTAGAAGTCGCCAACCTGGGATTGCCATCTTTGAGGGCAGACGGGCTATGGCAAACTGGGCTGAGCGTATCCAGATCGGGATTGTGGCCGCCCCCATCAATTCCAACTACGACGGCATAACTAGAATCACGCTGAACTTGATAGAGGTAGAGAGGCAAACCCGAATAATACTAATGACTGAGCGGGTTTTGAACCCTGGAACAAACGGAGAAATAGTTAATTCTACTGGGCAACTGCGAAAGCATTATGAGATCGGGATGGCCTACCTTCAGGAGGCTAAGCAAAAAATCGAGGCCGATCAAATCTCGGCGGTGAAAGAACAGAAATGACAGAAGAGAATTTAACAGTCAGCAGGTCGGATCGTCCGGGCTTCAAAACGATTGCTAGCGAGCTTGGGGCTTTAAGCTATAAAGCTAGTGGGCTGGCATCATTCTTGAGTAAGCCTAAGGATCTACTGGCTCCAGACCCGCTTCAAGCGATGAGGGATCGTATCAGTGCCCAGGATAAAGACATATACGATCTGTCTCAAGCTTTAAAAAGCCAACACAACGCGCTTTTAACGCTTTCTACAATAATGAACGCAACGATTGCCCAAAATAGTAAAGGAAGCACAGCGTTAAACACCACTAGTGGTAAATCAAAGAATACAGAAGAGGCCCAGGAAATCCCATCAATTAACAACTCTTGGCAACTCATATGGAAATTGGCCCATCCTCATTTCGGCAAACTGGTTCCATTCATAGGAACAGGAATCATCTTATCCTTCATTATTTATATCGCTTTGCATTCACTGCGTGACCTTGGGCTTATCTGATCATCATACCCCCTCAACCACTCGCCAACAAGCGCAAACTGTCCATCACTCAGCCCGCGCAACCAATCCTTGATTACCGTAGGGTTATATACCTGGACTTTAGGCGCATCCAGCCCCTGCTTTCTCTAGCTTTTCAATAAGCCAATCCAATTCTTCGCCCGTCAGTCCTTCCAGCCACGCCAAAACCGCCGCCTCTGCGCTCATCCTCTGCCCTTTCATTTCCAACGCTTCAATACTAACCGAACTAGAAAGAATTTTCTATAATTTGTTTTAGTAATGATATGAGATCATAACCCTACCAATCAGACAATCACTCAGCAGGGTTAATACTTTTAGTTATCATGCTTAGGTATTATGAGTGGTAACTTTTTTGTAAAATAATTCTGCGATTCTCTCAAAAAACGGATCCACTCTAGAGCCCGCTTGTAGCCTCAATCCTAGCCAAGTGGCTTTCTTATTTGGGGTGGAAGGGGTCGCAGGTTCAAATCCTGTCGGTCCGATAAGTCTTCAAAAAATAAAGTAAGGGATCCCAATCGCAAGTATCGCACTTGAAACTAAATTGGGATCCCTTTATGATCCACCCATGGATAGTGAATGGCTTGAACTTAAAGACGCCGCTCCCTTGATGGAACTTGCGGAATCAACCCTGCGCCGGATGTGCAACATGGGTGAGGTACAGGGTGCTCGTTTGGCACCTTGGGGAAAGCGGCACAAGTGGCAGGTTCACAGGAGCGTTGTTCAGCAACAGAAATCCTCTGGTACCTATGCCCAGCTTTTAGAACAATGGAAGCAAGAACAGATAAAGCTCCGCAAGGTCAAGCAGACCACCATTGATAGATTGCATTTTGGGCACCGGGCCTATTGGCGATATCTTGCTGGGGACCCTAAAGACTGGGAATATCCAGGCGATGAGAGGATGCCTTTGGAACAGGTGACCATCCCCAACCTTCGCACCGCACTGATGAACATTAGCGGGAAGCCAGGGGCGGCTGACAACGTGTTTCGGTCCATGACCGCTTTTTATGATTATCTGGTCAGGGAAGGGATTCGGCCCAAGGTAGACCCGGATATTTTAAAAGGAATGAAGCCGCCTAAAAACAAGCGGATTCGCAGAACGTTCATAAAGAATGACGAGATATTCCAGCAGTTGATCGAGGAAAACGAGAAGTGGGCACGGGGCAGGGCCTTCTATGATCGATTCCTGACCGGTGCGCTTTTGAAATTCGCCCGTTATACCGGCATGCGGAACTCGGAGATTTGCAATCTTGAGGTTCCCCATGTTGACTTTAAGGATCTGGTGATCAACGTCTACCGAGGGAAGGGGGACAAGGATCGGCGGGTTGGCATCAAGCCGGAGCTGGTTGGTGTGCTTCAGGAAGCCATAAGTCGCCGCCCGGAGTCTAAATACTCTCACCTCTTTTTACAGCGCAACGGCAAGCCTTTGAACCGCCGCTGCATTAGTGAGCGGATCGGAGACTTGGCGGATCGGATCGGTTTAGATTTGACCCCCCATGGATGCCGACGGACATTTATCACGGACTTGCTTTTAGAAGGACATCCAGTGGTAAAGATCCAAAAACTGGTAGGCCATAACGATTTGGCAACCACTCAGCTTTATGATGTCTCCTCAGATGAGGATGCTCTAGATATCCTTCGAGGCAAGCAAGAAAAAGCCCCAGCGCAGAAACCACTCGCCGCCAATCCGGAAGGGCCAACACTAGCTTATTAACCCTCATTCACACAAAAACCCCCTGATTATCTCAGAGGGTTTTGCAAAAGTCCGAAGAGCGGTCGGGTTCTCACCGCCTACCTTACCCTACTACTCTAGAATTCAGGAAAGGCCCTGTTGTGCGTTTGGCGCTCCTCATAAATCGACCCGGAACAACGGCGGGCCTTCCGGGTGCCCCTGTGCGAGTTCCGGACCTGCCGGATTATCAACACACCCTCTCTTTGAGCAATCCTGCACGTCTGCTGGTTAAGCTTGAGGGGCCATGGAATTATTATAGCAAAACAAAAAGCCCACCTTATACAGGCAGGCAGAAGAGAGACGGGTGAGGTAAAAACTATTTCATAGAGGTTTGGAGTTCATTCAAGTTGCCCAGGTCGTTCATGCGCCTTCCGGCTGGCTCCAGGTCCACACCTCGTGAGCTGGCGACCATCGTTCCATAGGCGCTGTAGATGGCCGGATTAAGGCCGTGGTCATCCATATATTGATGCTCCACGATCTGCACGGTTTGGCAGAGGCGAGGGTTAAAATGGAGCCCTGTTCCACACACGTCTTGCCGGTCGCGCATGATCTGAGCAAGCCCGGAGTCCTTGACCCAGCCCATAGTATCCTGAAACACAATATCTAAGGGGTTAATGTGACCAAACCAGCAAGCACTGCCCAGCGCCATAACCGATCCGACAATAACAAGGCCGACCTGATAGCAGATTTTCTTAACAAAAAGCGGCAACATACTTCCATTTCCTTTCTCACTCACTTTCTTACGCGGTTTCTTATCGTCTAAAAAGCCTTCCATTGGCTGAGGCTCAAACCATTCCAGGGCGTCACTCATTCCATTGCGCCTCCCATCTAGCATCCTCTTCTAGTGTGTCTTCCGCTTCCTCCTGGCGGGCGTACCGCTCAGCCATGCAGAAACCAAGGCCCAGCAGGGCCAGTATCAGGCCGTCCATTCACTTTCTCCGATTTATAGTAAAGTTACTATGGTTTACCCTTGGTTATTGTGGGGGATCGGGCAGCCCGTCGTTAATAGCGCCCATCATTTGCCCGCAGGCTTGCCGGTGTCCAGATTTCCGCCCAAGATTAAAGCCATCTTCGTAAATCTTCGCAGCGTTCGGCCCATAAACAGCCAGGAGGTGAGCGCCTTGGACCTTCGCCATCTCGATGAATTCATCGGTGTATTCACTCATAATTCATCTACTCCTCTATTTGTTTACGGGCTGAAAGGGCTTAACGGCGTTCAGGATTTCTGCCTTGGCCCGCCTAATACTATCCAACAAGAGCGTATTTTCTGCGTTGATATCGGCAAGGTCTTTCACAATACGGCGGGGGAGGCTGCCAATAGTCCACTCACCGCTCGTCTTGTCATCTTCATGGACAATGCGCAGGGTGCCGTCATGCGTGAGATAAATCTTAATCTCAGCCAGCAGGATGGGCTCTTTTTCTCTTGCTTCCATAATCAAACTCCTTCTAAAAAAATTCTATTAAGTCTTATATAGGGTTAAGGCTCGATCGTCCAGACTTCAATATCATCAATATCTTCACCGTCTGGACCTTTATCCAGCAAGATATCGGCGGCTCGCTCTATGGCTAAACTTGGAATCATAGACTCCGAAAACCCTTCGGGTAGCTTGCCCTGAACATACACAGTGAAAGTCACGGTTGCAGAATATTTATGGGTGTAATTCAGTTTTACTGCTTCCATCCTAAGATTCCTTTCATACTCTTATACAGTAAATAGGGGGAGGGGCTTTAAGCCCGGTCCTTAATCCTGACAGCCTTACTAATGACACGATCCCCATGCCGAAGAAGCGCCGATCTCGCCGGGGCAAGCTTGGAAAGACGGCCAACGAACTCAACGGAGGCCAACGCCATGAGCGCATCTGCCAAGAACTTAATGCCTTGAGCCTGCTCGAACGGCAACACAGCGTAATGCACTTCGTTGATCGCCCATTTTACACCGTCTAACAAGCCTTGTGCTTCTGATTTTTTCATCTCTAAAATCTCCTTTTGTTTAACCTTATGAATATAGATTACCACGTGGTAATCATTAATGCAACTACCACAGCGTAATCTTTTTGATTGAATTGTTTACTCTGTCGATATATCATGTAGGAGTATTGGCATCAGGAAACCACAATGAAAATAGTGTCACTTTGCAAGCTGGCAAAGCGTGAGGATGTGCATCAAGTCTATCTACGCAAGGTAGTAGGCAAATTCAAGCGCGGAGAGATTACAGACTGGCGCGGCTGGAAGTTTTTTGGCTGGTCGGCTTGCTGGCTGGCTTATAAGGATGAACCCGCAGACCTGGAGATTGATGTATGAACCAAACTCATTACCTTACTCAAAATTTTCCTGTTCGGGATGGCTTTAAGTATATCTATCTTCTGAGAGAGCCTGGCACTGATAATGTGCGGTACATTGGCTGTACCAAAAAGCCTGCAATCCGCGCTTCTCAACATGCCAAGACTGGGGATTGGGAGATGAAGATTCTTGATCTTGTTCCAGAGGATAAGGCTGCTGATTTCGAGGCTGCTTACATTCACATCTATTTGCGGGCAGGTCATCAACTGCGGAACAAGGCGAGTGTAGAGAAAGCCAAGCGTCGCCCTGAAATATTGAAGCCATGCGCCCTAAAGTACAATGTTAAAGAATGGGGACTTCCAGAGGCTTGGGTGATCCGTCGTTGTGCCAACAAAAGCGTCACGGCGAAGGTTGTTTTAGAAGAGATTGCACCCCGAGCCGCAAACGTTGGGCCGGTCTACTCTTCAGATCGTTTCAGCGATGACCAACCACCCCCAACCGGCAAGTATGCGAACCGATGGGCTTATGAAGAAGCAACAGGCCGCAGCTTTTATTAGGCATGGGTGAAATCATAGACCAAGCCATAGAAGATACTAAGTCTACTGTTGACAAAGCGTCAACGGTTGAACCGGCCACCCTAAAACCCAATACTGATAAGGATTTACAGAAAAAAACACCCTCCGAACCGGCACCCCCTGAAACAGTCTATGAGCGCGTTCCTGTTGACGACTAACTAATAAAGAGGGATGAAATATGAGCCCAGAAAAATTGATAAAAAAATATGAGCGTCTTGCTGGACGAGAGGCCACGGAAACGGAGAAAACAGGGATCATAGAATGTTGCCGAGTCAGCGATATTTTGCTTCGGTATGCCTTTGAGGCTTACTATAAACCGAAGGTCACTTGGCTGTCAGGCGGCCCCCCTAACAAATAATACCCTTTGATAATGGATGGAATAGAGAATGAGTGAAGACTATACCGCACGATATCTAAAAACCCGTTCAGAGTTTGTGGAAAAGAATCTGCGGTCATATTTCGGCATCACCGATGAAATATTGGAGCGATGGAAAGCCGACCCTTACCGCACCATGCAGGAGCAGGCCATCACGCGGGAGGAACTTGGGAAAATAGCCGAGGACTTTGGGGCCTTATTTGATGAGCATCGCCATCCCCTCAGAACTAACAAAGGAGAATCTTTATAGATGGAAGAGAAGTACAGGCTTTTATACTTTCTAATGAGTATATTTTGTGGTGGTGCCGGCATCATGCTTATCACAATAAGCATCATCATGACTGTCCGCTTTTACAGACCATAACCCAAACAATAAATGGAGGATAGAATGAGCGAGCAGCGCCGCTATTTCTGCATAAAATGCCAAGACCTAAAACCAGAAAACGAATTCCTACCCTCCGTTTGTGCTGGGATGTTAAGCCCCTACTGTGTAGATTGCGAAAATGAGGAGATAGGGCGCGGCTTTCCATGGCCTTATCATGTAAACGAAGAAGCTCTAAAAGCCAATTACTTGGAGTTTAGAATAAAAGTTGAAGTTAGAGGCAACGCCAGCTTCATAATTGGCCCAAACAGAAAGAATAAATCATGACAGATTGGAAACCAATAGAGAACATACCTGAATTTTTGAAACAGGACGAGCGCCGCGTTCAGCTTTGGACAAAGGGGCCTTTTTACCCAGATGGTGAACCCATAACAGCCTATTGGGATGGCGACTGTTGGGAATTAGGCGGTAACGAATTTTATGAAAGCTATGATCGTGGCGGCTTTGAACAAGGAGTAACCTTTACCCACTACGCAGAAATTACCCCACCAAACACATTGACAACGCCAAATACTACAGCTTAGAATTGTTATATTAACTTTCGCACCCCATTTTTGTTAGAGAGTCACACAATCGATTAACGGCTGCATCCGCCTCCGGGGCATTATGCAGGCCGAGAGGGCGGCGGCGGCGTTGGCATATTTAGAGTGTTGCGGTTTAAAACAAAAGGCTAAGTCTTATCGCTTGGCGTCCCTGACCAACCCGGATTACAAGTTCCAACGGGCGTACGTCCTTCCCAAGTGCAAGGTTTGCAAGATTAAACTGATGCAATGGCGAGGCGAATTACCGGATGGTTCTCTGGATCGGTGGAATGATATCGATTACAGCAACTATAAGCTTTGGCAGAAACGCATCGATAACGGTGAGGCCAAACCAGAAGCCCAACTTATGAGCGAGTACAGCGAACGCATAGCAGGCCCTATTGACGGGCAGATCCAGTATCAAACCAAGCTATGCGAAGCCCATAAGTGGTACAAGGGAAACCGTGTGGTGGTGTCTACATGAGTACTGACTTTGCATTAGGCATGCTCGCTGGGTTGGTCATAGGTCAACTACTAATCCAGATCTTTCGATGATTCGGTGGTTCTTGAGCTTCTTCGGTGTGCATTGCAACCGTTGTAATAAACGATTCACTCAGCGATTCAAGGGCGAACGCTACTGCTTTAAGTGTGTACAGCTCAGTAGGATGTAGCCATGCACCTGACCTCTACCTTAAATGATGTAGCTTGGGCATTAGAGCAATGCAGTTATGCAGTATCCCCACAGGTTAAAGAAGTTTTAGAGCATGAGCGCAAGCGCCTACTTGAAGCATCAAAGATAATCGCCGTAACAGGTAAAGACATAGAGCTATCCAGACTGTATGCCCAAGTACAGCAGGGCATCCCAAGACCAGACCCAAGACCTGATTCAGGGGATTATCGATTTTAACCCATGCCCAAACAGCCCCCCTCCTTCAAGCCCCTACATCACAAAACAGATAAACAAAGACAGAAGGACAACGACCAATGGCGTGGTAGTGCTAGTAGCAGGGGCTACAACCATCACTGGCGAGAGGCAAGGGAAGCTTGGTTGATGGTACACCCTTTGTGTGTACACTGCCTCAAGCAGGGCAGGACAGAGGCCGCTACTGTGGTTGACCACATCATCCCTCACTGTGGGGATATGGTTCTATTCTGGGATAGCGCAAACAACTGGCAGTCTTTGTGTAAGACACACCACGATGTCAAGACGGCAAGTGAAGACGGTGGGTTTGGGAATAAATTCAAATCTAAATCAAAATAATAAATTATTAAAACAGAATTCAAATCTTGATTCAAATATGAAGGGGTAGGGGTCAATATCTCTGGTATATACGAATGACAGACCGCGCCGTCCACAAACTTTTTTCTCCACAAAATTCAAAGTTTTAAATAGAAGCTAAAAAGCATATACAAAATGGCTAATTTATCGCCTTTCCATATCTAAAATTGTTTAGAAGTGTTTCTGAAATTGTTTTTAAAAAATAATAGCAACACCCCCTGAGTGGGTTTCCAGCTCTAAAAAAAGTGAGTGTTGCCGCAAACAAAGGTTTGGCGCAGGTTTCGCGCTCATGCATCATAAAGGAAATCAGAATGACCAGAGGCAGACCGCCAAAGGCCACGAAAGTGCTTGAGCTGTCGGGGGCCTACAAAAAGAACCCCCAACGCAAGAAGGCCCGCGCAAGCGAGATTCAGCCAAGCGCAGGGCCTATGCCTGAATGGCGCTGCATGGAAGGCAAGACGGACAAGGACGCCTTCGACATACTGATTGCATCCATTAACCCGGCGGTCTTGACGCCTGACGACTACGTTGTTCTTCATATCATGGCGCATTTGCTGTTTTTGAGCTGGCACGATGCCGCGACGGCTTCACAGCAGACTTTGCTGGTCAATACCCTTTGCGGAAAATTTGGCATGTCCCCATCGGATCGGGCGCGGATGCAAGGCCCGGCGAAGGAAAAGCCAAAGAACCGGTGGAGTGATGTGGGATCAGATCGCACAGAAGTACGCTGAAGATGTAGTTAAGGGGCGTATTGCTGCGGGGGAATTCGTCAAGCTGTCTTGCAGGCGGCATTTAAACGACCTCAAGAAACAGCAGAAAAGGACGTTTCCCTACAGGCTCAACCCGAAAAAGGTCGAGAAGGTTTGTAAATTCATTTCCCAGTTGAAACATATCAAAGGGAAATGGGCCGGGACTGAAATCAAATTAGAACCCTGGCAGGTGTTTTTCCTGGCCAACGTGTTCGGCTGGGAACGGAAATCGGACGGGCTGCGGCGCTTTCGGGAAGCTTACCTTGAAGTCCCCCGGAAGAATGCCAAGTCTACCCTTGCCGCCGGAATCGGGCTGTATATGCTCACCGCAGATGGAGAGCCCGGTGCGGAAGTGTACGCAGGGGCCACCACCGAGAAACAAGCTTGGGAGGTGTTCAATCCTGCAAGGCTGATGTCCAAGCGGGATGCTGAGTTTTTAGAACATTTTGATCTGACGGTAGCAGCTCGATCAATCTTCAGTGAGGCCAATGCGGCCAAGTTCGAGCCGATTGTAGGCGATCCTGGGGATGGCTCCAGCCCGCATTGTTCTATTACGGATGAGTACCACGAACACCCTACCGACAGACAGTACGACACAATGGCCACCGGGATGGGGGCACGGGAACAGCCGTTACGGTTGATTACCACGACTGCCGGGGTGGATATTTCTTCTCCCTGCTATTTGAAGAGGGACGAGGTGATCAAGGTTCTCAGGGAAATCATCGAAGACCCGGAGATATTCGGACTCATCTACACCTTAGATGATGAGGATGAGTGGACGGAGTACGAGAACTGGAAGAAGGCCAACCCGAATTACGGGGTTTCCGTCTTTAATGACTACCTGATAGGCCGTCTACGAACAGCAATCAACAACCCGGCCAAGCGAAACATCATCCGCTGTAAACATTTGAACCAGTGGATGAACAGCGCGGCGCTGTGGATGGATATCCTGAAGTGGAAACGCTGCGCAGATACCACGCTGTCGATTGATGATTTTGCTGGCGAGAAATGCGAAATCGCGCTTGACCTGGCAACCAAGATCGACCTGGCAGCGAAAGCTTATATTTTCCACAAGAACGGGAAACGCTACCTTTTCCTGAAGTTTTACGCGCCGGAAGAAGCGGTACAAAACAACTCTCGTTATCAGCAATGGGTGGCCCAAGGGTGGATTAAGGAAACCATGGGCGACGTGATCGACTTTGAGCAGATCAAGGACGATTTACGGGAAGATTGCAAACGCTTCGACATTCAGCACATCGCCTATGACCCTTGGCAGGCCACGCAATTAGCGACAGAAATGCTAGCCGAGGGTGCCCCGATGATGGAATACCGAAACACGGTCGGCACCATGTCGGAGCCCATGAAGCAGCTCCAGTCCGACGCCTACGCGGGGAAGATCGTTTACAACGGCGATCCAGTCCTCGATTGGATGATGAGCAACGTTACCGCCAAATTAGATTTTAAAGACAACATTTTCCCGCGTAAGGAAATTGATGCAAACAAGATCGACGGCGTGGTGGCATCAATCATGGCCATGGGCTTGTCGATTCTGTATCAGGACCAGTATCTAACGGGATACGAGCATGGGATTGAATTCATATAATGGGTCTAATCGAGCGAATTTCAAACCTATGGACGCCCAAAGCCTCCACCCCTGGTCCATTGGACGATTTTTGGTACAACCAAAGCCCGTACATGAGCAGCGCCGGGGTCAAGATCAACCCGGACACAGCCATGCAGATTACGGCTGTATACGCCTGCGTCCGCGTGATATCGGAGACCATTGGCTCCCTGCCGCTGATTCTGTACAAAAACACTGGGGATTCAGCCAAAGAACGGGCGATTGAGCATCCTCTTTATAAGATTCTGCAATTCCGGCCCAATCATTACCAAACCGCGTTTGAGTTCTGGGAACAGGTCGGGATCTCCTGCTGCATGCGGGGCGTGTTTTACGCCAAGATTGTGCTGAGCCGCTCGGGACAGGTGGAAGCCTTGCTTCCTTTGCATCCGGATCGCATGTGGATTGAGTCTCTTGCCCCGTACAAGTGGCGTTATCGCTATCATGACGAGTTCGGCAATGAAAAATATTTTATGCCGGATGAGCTGTTCAGGGTGCTTTTGTACTCGGAACCGGACGGGATTACCCCGATTTCACCGATTAGGGCCAATGCGGACAGTGTAGGCATTACTGAAGCCGCTGAGCGATACGCAGCAAACTATTTTGGTAATTCTGCCACCCCTGGCGGATCATTGGAAGCCGATGGTAGGCTGACCGATGAGGCTAAAAAAGCAGTCGGTGAAAGCTGGAACCGCATGTTCCGAGGCCCAGACAAGGCCGGTAAGATCGCGGTGCTGGATCAAGGTTTGAAATTCAAGCAGATCACCATTAATAACGACGATTCCCAGCTTTTAGAAACCCGGCAATTCCAATTAACGGACATTGCCCGGATCTTCCGGGTGCCACCGCACCTCATTCAAGACCTCACCCGCTCCACCTTCAGCAACATTGAGCATCAATCGCTGGATTTCGTGACCCACACCGCCCGCCCCTGGCTGCGGCGCATTGGGCAGTGTGTTCAGCGGGATTTGCTGCTGGATAACGAGCTGGATCAGTATTTTGCGGAATTCTGGACGAAGGATCTCATGGCGGCCGATGCCAAGGCGCGGGCGGAATACAACGCCAGCGGCATTCAAAACGGCTGGATGACGCCCAATGAGGCGCGGGTTTCCGAAGGCTTGAACCCTCTGGATGACCTGGATGAGCCCATGATTCCGAATAACCTGCGAAAACTCAGCGACCCACCGCCTACAGCGGCACCCCCTGGCAAAGAACCGGGGCAGCAGTCCACAAGCAAGGGAAATAGCGATAAATGAAGCTTGCAAGCTTATTCAATAGCACCATTTGGGCGATTCGGGCGGAAGAATTCGAACTTTTAAACCAATATGTCTCGCTTCAGATTCGAGGCATTCAAAACCCGGAAGTAGAAGCCCAGATTCAGGCGTTAAAGCGTGGCCGTCCGGCTAAAATCTCCGGCGGCGTGGCTGTTTTGCCGGTTCGTGGCGTAATTTCCCACCGTTCTTCCTTTTTCTCCGAGCTTTTCGGCGGGGCCAGCGTGGAAAGAATGTCCGAAGACCTCGATATGATGGTGAAAAACCCGAATATCGGGGCGATTGTGCTAGATGTAGACTCCCCCGGCGGCTCTGTCTCCGGCGTTATGGAATTTGCCGAGCAGATTCAGGAAGCTCGCAAGGAAAAGAAAATCGTGGCCGTTGCGAACCCTCAATCGGCCTCTGCGGCGTATCATATCGCCAGCGCAGCGGAAGAATTGATAGTGGCTCCCTCCGGGTCCGTGGGTTCCATCGGTGTGTTTATGATGCACCAGGACTTTTCCGAGGCTATGAAGGCTGAAGGCATCAATACAACCTTCATCAAGGCTGGGAAGTATAAAACTGAGGGCAATCCCTATGAACCCCTCACAGACGAGGCCAAAGAGGCCCTGCAAGAGCGCGTAGACGCTTATTATGATTATTTCGTCAAAGGCGTGGCCAAAGGCCGGGGCGTGAATGCTTCGGATGTCCGGAATGGATTCGGGCAGGGGCGCATGGTGATGGCGAAAGACGCCGTGAAGCAAGGCATGGCGGATCGAGTGGGGACGTTGGCGGATACGCTGCAAAGACTCGGTGTAAAAGCCGAAAGTGAACGAAAGTTTCTCTCCGGTGAGGCGGAAACGCCGGACATAGAAGCGACAAGCGATGACAAAGCCCTGGAAGCAGAGCGGCGGCAGCGCGAGATCGACATGTTTTAACACAATAAGGAGAGAACATTAATGAACGACGCGATCGTTTCGCGCCAGCGCGAGCTTGCCGCAATCAAAAAAGATATGGAAACGCTGCATAAAGACAGTGGCAATAACAAACTGTCCAGCGATCAGGAGATCACATGGGGCCAATTGCTGGAAAAAAAGAACGCAGTTGAAGCCGCATTGCAACGGGAAGTTGAGATCCACCAAGCGGATAAAACCCTGACTGCGCTTTCTGGTTCCGAAAAAGAACAACACGAAGAAGCTGAGCGCCAAGAATCTCTTGCAAACCCGAAATTGTTTGCCTCTTTGGGCGATCAAATGCAGGCCATTCACCGTGCGATCTCCTCGCATGGCCGCGAAGTGGATGATCGGTTGCTGAAAATCAACGCTGCCGCTAGCGGGGCCGCAACCAGCCCGCAAGAGGATGGCGGTTATTTCATTCAAAAGCAATTCATGCAGGATATCTGGCAGAACCCGGTTTCTGTTGGCCAACTGGCTGCACGTTGCTCAAAATACACGATTGGCAACGGGTTCAACGGGATTAAAATCCCCATGCTGCGCGACACCAACCGGACAGATGGCAACCGTTTCGGCGGTGTGGCCGTGTATCGTGCGGGTGAGGCCACTAGCGTGGATTTCACCAAGATCAAGTTCGACATTTCGGAAATGTATGCCAACAAGATGCAAGGCTACTTTGCATTGACTCACGAAGTCATGCGCGACGCTTCCGCAGTGGAATCCTTGACTAAAATGGCCATCGGTCAGGAATTTGCCGTGGTTTTGGATGAAGAAATCTATGACGGCGACGGCGGGCAAGGTCGTTGCAAGGGCTTCATGAACAGCGGGGCTAAAATCTCCGTGTCCAAGGAAACCAACCAGGCGGCGGCAACACTGGTACCGCAGAACATCGTGAAGATGTATGCCCGCATGAATCCCCGTTTCCTGTCCAATGCAGTTTGGCTAGCCAATAACGACATTATGCCGCAGTTGGCCTTGATGACTCTGCCGATTGGTACTGCTGGTGTGCCGGTGTTCTTACCTCCGAATGGGTTAGCCAGCGCCCCTGGCGGCATGCTGTATGGCCGTCCCATTGTTTTTGTGGAAACCGCAGAAACGCTGGGCACCGAAGGCGACTTGGTACTGGCCGATCTGAGCCAATACGCTTTGGTCCAGAAAGAAGGCATGCGGGTTGCTCAATCCGAGCATGTCCTGTTTGCCAGCGATCAGGTTGTCTTCCGCTTCACGATGGAAGTGGGCGGTCAATCCAAGTACAACGAGCCGATCACGCCTAAAAAAGGCACCAGTAACACGCTGTCGCCTTACGTCACCCTCGCGACTCGTTCATAACATTCATTTTTCCACGGGAGAAGGCGGAACCTCCCGTGGAACCCTCTATTTTCAGTAAATTTTAGGAGTTTCCGCCATGCAAAACCAAGGCTATCCCTTTGTTGGCAACTTGCACGTTGTCAACTCGTTGCCCCCTTCGACCAACGCCACGGGCAGTTCGAACCTCACCAGCGACGTGATGGCGCTCAAAAACTACAACCGAGCAGCCAACATCATCACATTTTCCACCCACGCGGATGCGGGCATTCTGACGGTTTACAAGTCCAGTGACTTGACCGCCAACAGCACCCGGACCATCGCGTTCACCTATTACTACAGCACTCAGGCAAGCGTAGACACGTTGAGCACCGCGCAATCTGCTACCAGCACCGGGATTTCCCTGGGCACGGTCGATAACGGCATTGTGGTGTTTGAAGTGTCGATGGACGACCTCACTTCTACCAGCGGCATTAGCGCCACTACAGACGTGACGTTCTCGAACTTCTACTACACCCTGACCGAATCAACCGGCCAATCGGTGTCTGGTGTGACGATCCTTTCCGGCGCTCGCTACGTTCGTAGCCCGATGCCCACTGCAATCGCGTAGGGGGTGACTGATGGGACTGAAAAGTGTTTATAACTCGACCTACGGGGCAACGGAAGGCGGGTTGCGTTGGGAGTCAAACTCGACTCAAAACGCGGCGATTATCCACTCCACGCAGGTCGTGCGGCATATCCCGATCTTTACCGGGTCAACGAGTGCCACAAACCCGCAATTCGGGTTCATCACCGTAACTTCAACAAACGGAGCGCTGGTGTATGACATCGGCGCACCGATTGCCCCTTACGGTCATGAGTTGTCGATTTTCTGTGTGGCCCATACCTCGGTCAACACCGTGAAAGTCCGGTTCAGCACCGATGCTTCGATCACCCTCGACGGCACTAATGGGGCGGTCAGTTTCACCACTGGCGGCAACATTATTGACCTGATCGCGGCCTCTTCGCAGCGCTGGTACCTGAAGAACTACTCAACACAAGTCGCATTTTCAACCAACTAGTCAGCATAGAAAGGCGGAATCTATGGAACCTAAAAAAACTGAAGGTCTTGTTGCTGAAGCAATCAAGGCTCAAGTAAACCCTTTTGCCAAAGGGGTTAAAAAACGCACGGACAAGGTAGCCATCGTCGGCTTTGCGCCTTCGAGCATGAACCTTGCCCCCTGGCTGGACGAGTCTTGGGAAATCTGGACGCTGAATAACATTTATTCAGCGTTCCAGCCCGGACAGCCGTTCCGCTGGGATCGCTGGTTTGAAATGCACCCGAATTTCCGGCAATATGCGCCGTTTCAAGACATCCGCATGGACGCCGGGAGCATCGTGCGCGGGGATAACCGCCCCAGCAATGTGGTGAAAATCGAGCATATCGACTGGCTGAAAGCACAAGGCCCGGAGAAGCCGATCTATACACTGAAGGATGAGCCGGACATTCCGGGCGCGGTGCCTTATCCGATTGAAGAAGTCAAAGCGTGGTGTGAAAAAGAGGGTTTGGCCCCCTACTTCAGTAATTCGATCAGTTACATGATCGTTAAGGTGCTGATGGAAAGCAAAGTCGCAACCGGCAACCCTGACGGCTATGAAGAACTAGGGGTGTGGGGTGTGGATATGGCCGCCGGGGGCGAGTACCAAATGGAACGGCCTTCGGTGGAATACTGGCTTGGAGTGGCTAAGAAGTATGTCAAAGTCGTGCTACCGAAAGAATGCGAGCTGTTGAAAGCGCGCCTGTATGGCTACGAGTCCGATAGTGACTTTGTGGCCAAGATCAAAACGCGTCACGGCGAACTCGCAGGCAACATGAACCGCGCCATGATGCAACAGCGGGAAGCGGAAAATGCCGCCAATTACTTCCGGGGCGCGGCGGATGACTGTTCATATATTTTGACCAACTGGGGAAACGGAGCGTAAAAAATGGGCTTAGGCACATTCAGTGTTTTGAATTTTGAGGCGGTTACTACTGTTGCAAGCAGCAGTTCACACACCGACGCTATCAATTTAAACGGTAATGTGCCTGTTGGGCTGATCGTATCCACGAATACGCTTGTTTCCACCTCAATCACGTTTGAAACCGCCAAAGGCAGCACGCACACGTTTTACGCCCTGGTCAGCAGTTCTGGCGGGGCAGTTACGGTGAACACCTCTACCCAAGCCGCACAGCAATACAAGATCGATCCGACTTGGTTCTACGGCGCGGATTTTATCAAATGCGTGATGTCCTCCACTTCGGACGTAAACAAGACGTTGACGTGGGTTACGCGCCCAATCGCTTAAGGAGAGTTTTTAATGGATCACAATGTGCAAACAGATGTCGGATTTGGCGGATCTGTAGCAGGCAGCGGCGGTTTGGGCCTGCATGGCCGCGCGCCTCGTTCTTTGTACCATGTGGAATGCGTGGCCCCGGACGGCACCGTGCGCTGGACGGCTGATTGTGGCAACGTCGTTACGCTCGACGGGCGGATCATGTTGCTGGATCGATTCTTTAAGGGATCCACCTACACGGCGGCTTTTTACGTGGGGCTGATTAAATCCACGCAGTCTCCGAACTCTACGGACTACATGGCCTCGACCACTCGGGATTGGAGCGAATCCACCTGCTATTCAGATGGCGCTCGCCGGACATTGACTTTGGGCACTGTTTCTACAGCTTCGGTGGATAACTCAGCCAGCAAGGCCAGCTATACTATCAACCAGACCACGGAAGTCTTCGGCGCGTTCGTCACCAATAGTTCGCAGATTTCCACCGGCAGCACCTATGTGCTGTACGGTGCGGCGGTGTTTGATACCCCGTCATCCTCCGGGCGCTCGGTGGTGTCTGGGGATACGCTGAATATCACAGTAACGCTGACCGCATCCACAAGCTAGGTGCGGCATAACGACCCTATCCTAACAAAGGTGATTTAAATGTCCAGCGTCGGCCCTCAGTATGCTGGCTCAGGCGCAGAGGTCAACCACGCTTCAGGGACAGTCGCTTGGACTAGCGAAACAAACATAACTTCAGACGATAATAATACGGCTGATTGTGCGTTTGGGTCCGGTTCCGGCGCTTCCTCCGAATGGCTAGTCAGCAGCAGTCATGATTTTTCGGCGATCGGCAACAGTGACACCATTGATGGGATTGTCGTTGAAATTGGGATTAAGGCGTCCACCGCCAACCGCTGTTCCGATACCGATGTTTTCCTGACCAAAGATGGCACCAACACGGTCGGGACTGATCAGGCCACCGGCACCAACGTGACGGGCACCGAAGTCAACCGAACTTATGGCGCATCAAACAGTCTTTGGGGCACCACTTGGACAGCAGCCGAAATCAAAGCATCTACCTTTGGTTGCATGTTCCGCCTCCTGCAAGGGCTTGGGGCAACGACAGCCAACGTCGATTATATCCGGATCACGGTTTACTATACCGCTGGTTCAACCACTCACGAAGTTACTTCAACACTAGGTATGCGTGCGGGGGCCAAAACTTCCGCCGTCGCGGTCCTCGCTGCCGCATCCGTTCCGCTGGTGTCGCGGCAGGGGCTTGCCCTTGCCGCGTCCAGGGGCGCGGAAGTCAATATTGCCTTAGGTAGTCGGCAAGGGCTCACCAACGCAGCCGCTTGGAGTTTGGGCAGCTCGATTACCCTGGGGTCTCGCCACGGACTTTCTGAAGCCGTGTCGCTTACCCTGGATCCTGATTTAAGTTTAATCAGCCGGTTGGGGTTAAATAATACCCCCATTGCAAGCCTGGGCAATTCTTTGTCCTTTGGCTCCCGGCTGGGGTCTGCCTTCTCTGGACTCCTCACTATTCCCACCGCCATGACGTTCGGCACCCGGCAAGGGGCGTCGATGGTTGGCAGTATCGCCTACCCGCTCGCGATCGCCTTGGGCACCCGGCAAGGCTTAAGCCTGGCAGAAACCCGAAGTGTCTACACAGCGATTGCTTTGGGCGAACGTTCCGGCTTGTCGGATTCGGTGCTACTGACTCACGGTCCGGCGCTGTCCCTAGGCTCCCGCTTGGGGCTCTCAGAATCGGTATTGCTGACCCTGGCAGCGGCCAACACTTTCGGCACCCGACAAGGCGCGGGATTTGTCGGGGTTCTGTCGATTCCGCTGGCTCAGAGTTTCGGTGTTCGTTCCGGGCTCTCTATTATCGGCGGGCTGGCATACGAAAACGCTGTGAGCCTGGGCGCTCGAACCGGCTTGAGCCATGCCGGAAGCCTGACATACAACTATTCAATCAGCCTGGGCAATCGCTTAGGGCTGAGTTACTCACCAAATCTCATCTCTACACCTACGGTCCTTTTGGGGGCAAGAGTCGGGGAGGCCGTTTCGACGGTTTTGACTCAGGCCCCCGCCCTTTCTTTTACGGCAAGGATGGGGCAGGGTGAAGGCGGTTTGCTGACCATTTCAGCCAGCTTGCCGATGGTGGTCCTGCAAGGATTACATTTCCCCGGTAATTTCACCCTGGAAAACTCGGTTGGCTTCGGGGCGCGGCTGGGTTACTCGGATATCGGCGGGAAAGTCGTTTCCTCTGCCATCACCCTAGGCAACCGGGTAGGCGTTGGCTTATCGGCTAACCTCACCATCAACACCGCAATCCCACTGGCAACCCGGACGGGATACGAAGCAGACGTTACTCTGAATCTCGGGCCTGCGGTTTCCCTGGGCGCTCGCGCGGGGCTGAGCGAATCCGTCACCATGACCGGGGCGCCTACAATCACCTTCGGGGCTTCCCTGGGCGCGGCGCTTGTCAATGCCCTCACGATGGGACAGAGCGTTTCCATCCCGGTGCGGGTGGGCCTGGAAAATGATTCCGCCGAATATCCCGGAACACTCACGCTCAATGTTTCAGATGTCAGCACCCTGGCTGAAGCTCTGAGCGACAGCAGCAGCGTGACACTGGCACTCACTGAATTCGGCACCTTGACAGGAGCCTTTACCTCATTTAGCACCCTGACCGGGACCATTGTGGCAGTCAGCACCTTGACCAGTACGGAGACAACGCTTCCATGACAATCTCAGCCGCTCCCAAGGGTCAGGTCTACCGGGTGCAAACGACCATCACCACCAACAGCACAGCGGTAACACCTACAGGGATCACGTTGTATCTCATCAGCCCAGCGGGGGTTGCCACCACCTACACCTCTTCACAGATGACGAACTCCAGCACAGGTGTCTACTACTACGATTACACCATCGCGGCTGAAGGGATGCACTATTACAAATGGGTCACGACCGGAACCGGCGCGGGGGCGAACTCCGGGCAGTTCCGAGGGCTCGATACACCATTCGATTAAGTCAATTGGAGGCGGAAACCATGAGACTAGCCATCATTCCCGCGCGGGGCGGGAGCAAGCGCATACCGCGCAAGAACATCAAAGAGTTTCAGGGCAAGCCGATTATTGCGTATGCGATAGAGGCGGCGCTGGCGTCTAAATGTTTTGATATGGTTTTAGTCTCGACCGATGACGAGGAAATCAAGAATTTTGCGCGGGCGAACGGGGCATACACACATCCACGAAGCGAACTGAATGCCAGTGACACCGCCGGAACCGTGCCTGTATTGCTGGAAGCGCTAGATTGGCAGCATAAAACATTCAGCATTCAGACAGACGAAATCTGTTGCATTTACCCTTGCAATCCATTTCTGACGGCTTGGGGGCTTTGGTACGCATATACGCGCCACAAGAAAACCAATGCAGACAGCACTTTCCCTGTCGTGAAGTACAGCTATCCCCCACAACGGGCGCTAAAAATCACCAAATGCAAAGCCGAAATGCTCCACCCTGAGCATTACCCAACCCGCTCACAGGATTTAGAGCCTATCTACCACGACGCTGGGCAATTCTATTGGCTGAATACAAAAGCCCTGCTTGAGCAGCAAAAACTCTTCATGAAGCGTTCAACCCCCTTGATCTACAACGAACTTGAAGCACAAGACATAGACACGTTAGAAGACTGGGCACTGGCGGAGGTGAAATACCAGTTATGGCGGAATACTCAGTTCTCATCATTGGCGCAGGAACCAAAGGGGCTTTCTACGACACCCCAGACAGCTTAGAGGTTTTGAGTCATGCGAAGGCGTTCTCAAAGCCCCCCTTTAATCTCGTGGGTTTTGTGGATCCCGACACCAGCAAAGCCGAAAAAGCGGCCTCGAGTTGGGGTGGTGAGGCTTTTCCTGATGTTGCCACTGCTTTTGATCGCCTTGGCAGCGTGGATGTTGTCACAGTGGCTGCGCCGGACGCCACGCACTCCGAAGTCTTGCGACAGCTCGTCGGCAAACCCTGCAAGCTGATTTTTGCCGAAAAGCCGTTTACCCGCAGCGCCGAAACCGCCAAGCAATTGCTGGCAGATTTTGAGGCTCATGGGCAGACGGTGGCAGTGAATTATACCCGCCGGTTTGCTTCCGGCTTTCAAAAGCTGGCCTCGCAAATCCTAACCGGAAAGCTAGGCAAATTTCTGGGTGGGTCTGGCTTTTATGGAAACGGACTCTTCCACAATGGCTCGCATATGTTTGACATGTTGCTGATGTTGGCAGGGGGTGTCCGGGTTAAATATTTCGACCCATTTATTGATGCCAAACAGGATGACCCTAGTGTGTTTGCCTTGCTGACGGTCGGGCAGGCTCCGTTTTATCTGGGGGTTATCCCACGCTTTCACGTCAATGCTTTTGAAGCAACGCTTTATTTCAGCAAAGCGGCGATCCGGATTACTGATGTTGGCAGACAGATTGAAATTCTACCTGCCGAACCCAGACCAGGCTATGAGGTCGAGTTCATTTATACAGAAGCAGACGGATCTTACTTCGCTGCTGATGACGACCCAATGACCGTTGCCGTCCAAAACATCGCCGACCACCTAACCCACGGCACCCCACTCCTCAGCCCCGCAGAAAACGCCGTGCGCGTTCTGGAAATCTGCGAGGCCCTGTCATGACGGCCATCGGTGCGGAAGAAAAAGCCGCAGTCATGAGAGTGCTGGATTCCGGGGTTCTCTCTGGCTTTCTGGCTGGCCAGCTTTACGGTGGGCCGGAAGTCAACGCCCTGGAAGAAGAATGGGCGGCTCACTTCGGTTTTAAACACGCCGTTGCCATGAATAGCGCTACCAGTTGCTTGATTGCAGCATGTGGGGCGGTAGGGGTAGGCACTTATAGCCAGGTGGTCGTTCCCTCTTTGACCATGAGCGCCACCGCTGCGGCTCCGAAGTTCTGGGGGGGCGATGTCATCTTCTGCGATATCGAACCGGACTACTTTTGTCTAGACCCTAAAAAAGTCCGCGATATTCCGGTGGTTAATGCCATCATTACGGTAGATTTGTTTGGGCAGTCTTCAAATCCCAATCTGAATAGTTGGAGCCTCTTTTACGACGATACACCCATCATCCAAGACGCTTCCCAGCGCCCAATTCCTGGCGGCTTTGGGGATATCGTTGTTCATTCCCTCAACTACCACAAGCATATTCATTGCGGCGAAGGCGGGATGGCTTGCACGAATGATGATGAGCTGGCTAAAAAGCTTCGGTTAATCAGGAACCACGCTGAAAACGCCGGGGTTGATTACTTCGGCTTCAACTTCCGCATGACCGAGATCGAAGCGGCCATTGCCCGCGTTCAGCTCACCAAGCTACCGGCTGAGATTCAACGGCGGCAAGAAAATGCAAGATTTATCAGGGATTTGGCTCCGGTGCGCCCCGGCTTTGATCATGCTTGGTATTTATACCCGCACACCACCCGGATTCCTGAAGGTTTCCGATATGCCAAACCGCTCTACAACCTGCCCGTGTTTAGTGCTGAGTCCTTACCTGTCACTGAACAAGTCTGGAAATCCATCTGGATGACGCGGCCATGATTTTTATTAAAGGCGAACGGGTCATTCTAGAACCGCTGGACGAAAACCATTTAGGGACAGAGTATAAGCAATGGCTGAACGACCCAGAGATTAACCGTTTCACTTCTCGCTCTTCATATCCACTCAATTTGGCTGCCTGCAAGGACTATGTTCAAAGCTGTCAATCAGCCGAGCGCATAGTTCTTGCTATTTCTATAGAATTTCCAGGGCAGCCGCATTTCAAAATACACATTGGCAATATTTCTCTGCAAAAAATCAACCTTATTAATCGCACTGCCGAATTAGCCATCCTGATTGGAGAGCGTCAAGGTGAAGGCTACGGTCTGGAAGCCGCCAAGCTCGTTTGCGCCCACGGTTTCAACCAACTCGGCCTAAACCGCATCTACTGCGGCACCCATGCAGAAAACATCGGCATGCAGAAGCTGGCGCTCAAGCTGGGCATGCAGGAGGAAGGCCGCTCCCGCAAGGCTTTATTCAAAAACGGCGAATTTGCCGACGTGATTCACTACGGCATGCTTCAAGAGGATTTCATTAATGCCGATCTCGGTATCCACCAAAGCCAGCCATTATCCGATCACCCTTGAAGAAGCCAAGGAACACCTTCGGGTTACTGATACCAACAGCGATTCTTATATTCAAGGCTTAATTGCAATGGTGGCGGAACAGGTAGAAGCTCAAACCGGCAGAACACTCATTACCACGCAATACACCTGGAAGCTGGACGGGTTCCCTTGTGAATACATGATGTATGTTCCCAAGCCGCCGCTACAAAGCATTTCATCTATCACCTATATCGATACCGACGGCTCAACGGACACCTGGGGATCAACCTACTACAGCGTTGACAACACCAGCATCCCGGCCCGGCTGTATCCGGCTTATCAGGAAACATGGCCAATTACTTTGAACGTCCCCAACGCCGTGACGATCACTTATGTAGCCGGGAGTAGCTACCTGGGCGGGGTCCCGGAAGGGTTGAAACACGCCATGAAATTCCTGATTGCTCACTACTGGTCTAATCGTCAGGAGAGTGTGACCGCCGCCGCGCTGGTGACTTCGGTTAATACCCCCAAAGCTTCTGATTGGCTTCTAGCCAAGTATCAGGTGCCGTTCTTTGAGGGGTACTAATGGACATCGGCAGAATGGATCGGCTGATTACGATCCAAACCCCAACCATCACCTATAACACCGAAGGCAGCCCTTCTAAAAGCTGGTCAACTGGGTATCAGGTTTGGGGCGAGGTGATTCAAAAGGGCGGGCGGGAAATCTTTCGGCATGAGCAAGTCAGCGCCGAAGCCGACACCATTTTCAGAATTTACTACAACACCACCGTGATCCCTGATCGCACCCAGCGCGTTGTCTACAACTCCACCAATTACAACATTATGGACGTGCGCGAGCTGGGATATGGCGAGCGTTGGGAAATTATGGCGAAGGCGACCCCTGCTGTATGACGATAGAAGCCGATCTCTATTCTCTGCTGACCACCAGCACCAGCCTCGCCGCGCTCTCATCCAACCGAGTGTATCAAGACCAGCTCCCGCAGAATGTTACCTACCCGGCCATCAGCTACTTTCTGGTTAGTGCGCCGCGTATCCCCTTGATGGGTAACGACGCGGTGAACATCCCAGCCCGGTTCCAGATTGATTGCTGGGCAGCCACACCCACCGCAGCCAACACCCTGACGAACACAGTGATCGGTGCGATTGAGCGGTACGGCTCTACCAGCGGGTCTGTGGTGATTGAAACCATCTTTATAGATGACGTGCAAGCCATCCCGGAACACGATCCGGACGAGGAAGTTTTTAGGCGGGCCATTGACACAATCGTGCAGTATCGGAGTTCTTAATGGCTAACTTTGTTTTACAAGATCAAAAAATATTAATCGGCCCGATCCACATCACCAGCATCATGAACGCCGCCGAACTCAAGCAGGCGGTGTCCGCCCTGGATGACACCACTTTCGGGCAAGATACCATGAGCAACCTGCCGGGACTGCGGTCGATTGCTTGCAGTGTTTCCGGCTTGTATGACCCTGAACCCACTTACGACGGTGCGCTTTCCAGTCAGCTAACCTTGACCGGCAACGCTTTTACCCTGGCAGACAGCACCACGGTCACTTCCTTGGCCTACTTTTTCAACGCGATGTTGAGTGAATACACCCCGTTTCAAAACAGCGTGGGCGAATTGGCCGGGTTCAACTGCGGCGCGGCGGCGACTAGGACCGCCACGGGCAAAGCCGATCTTGTGCGTGGGCAGGTGGGTTACTGGACGGAGAACTTTACCACCAGCGCCAACGGCACTTCGGTGAACCTGGGTGCGGCAACCACCAGCCAGAAGGTTGGCGGGGCTTTGCATTTGTTTGGCATCCCCAGCAGCACGTTTACTTTTGCGGCCACCATTGAATCAGCCGCCAGCAGCGCGGCGAGTTCCAGCCAGTGGACCACTCGCTTTACGTTCAGCACATTTTCAACCAAGGGTTCAACATTCCAAACCAGCACGGGCAATGTGACTGATACCTGGTGGCGCTTCACTCATGCGACTGTATCCAGCTCACAATCTACCGGCTTAAGTGCGGTCGGCGTTTTCGGAATTTATTAGGGCGGAAAGATTTCACAAGGAGAAATAAACAATGGCAAACCTCGTGTTCGACGATTGCTATGTACTCATGAACTCAACCGCCATTTCGGGCGTTAAGTCAGTCACCATTAACCACAAAGTCAACGCTGTAGACGACACCGTGATGGGACAGGACACCATGTCCAACCTGCCCGCCCTGAAAAACTGGGATGCTTCCATCACGTTCGCGCAGGATTTCGCAGCATCAGCGATTGATTCCCAGCTTAACGGCTTGCTGCAATCGCGGTTCCTGCTTCAGGTGCGCGTGACCAGCTCAGCCCGCAGCACCCAAAACCCCGAATACCAAGGCTATTGCATGATCACCGATTACGGCATTTTCAGCGGTTCCGTGGGTGACTTTGCAGAGGCTCCTATTTCCCTGGTCCCAGCGAAAAGCTCGACCGGTGGCACCAGCACAGCAGATCTCACAAGGACAACTTCTTCAACGTAATCCAACTTAGGCGGAAAGGCGGAACAAATGATAGAGGGTTTGCAATACTGCACCCGGTGCATTATGCCGGAAACGCAGGAAGGCATTGCTTTTGATGAAATGGGCATCTGCACAGCTTGCCAGTCATCTGAGCAGAAGATGCACATCAACTGGCAACAGCGCCGGGAACAGCTCGGGGCGTTGCTGGATGAAGCCAAGGCTAAGGCCGGGGATAACTACGATTGCATTATCCCCATCAGCGGCGGGAAGGATAGCTTCTTTCAGCTTCACGTGCTGGTGAAAGAGTTCGGTTTAAAGCCTCTTGCCGTGACCTTCTCCCATAACTGGTTTTCCAAAACCGGCCAATACAATCTGAATCTGGCTTTGGAAACCTTCAACGTTGATCACATCCAGTTCACACCGAATCGGGCTTTGGTCAACAAGCTGGCGAAAAAATCAATATACAAAATTGGGGATGCCTGCTGGCATTGTCACTCCGGCGTGGGCGCGTTCCCTCTTCAGGTGGCAGTGGAGAAGGGCATCCCTCTTTTAGTTTGGGGTGAAAGCATCGCCGAAGCCTCCGGGCGGGCCAGCTACGATGTCCCGGTCAGGCACTTCGACCGTGAGTACTTCGAGAAAGTCTCGGCCAAAGTCCCCCCGGCAGCCATGCTGGGCGAGGGCATTACCGAGCAGGATCTGAACCCGTTTAAGCTGCCAACCGCTGAACAATGCGAGGCTATTGGACTGCGCGGGATTCATCTTGGCGACTATATGTTCTGGGATGACGAAAAGCAAATGGAGTTTGTTCGCGACCATTACGGGTGGCGAGAAACGGAGATTGAAGGCACGTATAAGTGCTACAAATCCGCCGAATGCATCATGCCCGGTGTCCATGACTTCGCTTGCTACCTCAAACGCGGGTACGGGCGAGGGAGTTATCAGGCCAGCGTAGACATCCGCAATGGCTTATTCACCCGGAAGGAAGGGCAAGCGGTAGCAGGGATGCACGACCCCGAGCGCCCGCATGCCCTGGATTACTTCCTGGATATTACCGGGATGAGCGAAGAAGAGTTTTATCAGGCGGTGGATGCCCACCGGCATGAAAAGCTGACCGAGCGCCCCCTAGTGCATCCCAAGCTCAGACCTCACCCGGAAAAACTGGTGCCTTATGTCCAACAGCTTGATTGATGCCTATACCCGCTGGGAACCTCAGGTTCAAGCTTGGGAATGCTACCACCCGGAACGGATCTCGAACGGCTTGATGGTGGGCGTGAAAGACGTGATCAACACCGCCCAATGCTCTACGGAAATGGGAAGCCCGATCTGGAAAGACTTCACTCCCGGCAATGATGCCCGTGTGGTCAGCAAGCTGAAAGAAGCCGGTTGCGCGATTGCTGGCAAAACCGTTAGCGCCGAATTCGCGGTACACCACCCCGGCAAGACCAAGAACCCTCATAACCTAAACCGCACCCCTGGGACATCTTCCAGCGGGTCGGCGGTGGCGGTAGCTTGCGGCATGGCTCACGCGGCGCTAGGAACGCAGACGGCAGGCTCCATCATCCGCCCAGCGAGCTATTGCGGGGTGTATGCCATGAAGCCCAGCTTTGGCCTGATTCCCAGAACCGGGATCCTGAAAACTGCTGACACGCTGGACACTGTGGGATTTTTCGCGCAGACGCCGGAACTCCTGCGAACCATGCTCGATATCTGCCGGGTGGATGGGCCGGATTACCCACAAACCGCGCACTTGAAAAAGCCGCGCCGGGTGAAAAAGATCGGCGTCCTTCGCCCGCCTTGTCAAGCCGAATGGCCGATTTACGCGCTGGAAGCGTTGGATCACTGGCTGTTAAGGCTTGGGGAATTCTGGAACGTTCAAGATGCCCCATGGCACTTTGACAGCGCCTATGACACCCATCGGATCATTTATCACAAGTCTCTTTCCTACTACTTCCAACAGGAAGTCAACACCGGGGAAGTGTCGGATATCTTCCGGCAGCAGGTGCAAGAGGGGCGCGGCATTACCGTGGGCAAGTATCAGCAGGCGTTGAAGCAGCAAGAAAGCCTTGCGGCAATTGCTGACAAGATGCTGAAAGAATTCGATATCCTCATCACCCTCAGCAGCGGTAGAGAAGCGCCGGAGGACGAGCGACAAGCGCCGAAAGACACTTGCCTAGTCTGGACCATGTGCGGGGTGCCGGTCATCAACATTCCTGCATTTACGTCCCCGGATGGTTTACCGTTCGGTATTTCCATCATTGCCAGACGCTACCACGATTATAAGCTACTCGATTTTCTCAACATGTTACAGCGACAAGGTTTAGCCCCAGCCGGGCCGAACCCATTACTTTAAGGAGACGGATTATGCTCAGCAAAGAAGAAATCCTTTCAATCACCGACAAGGCCACGAAAGAAATTGAAATCCCGGAATGGAACGGTAGCGTTTACGTCAAGGGCATGACCTTTGAAGATCAAGACTACATCAGCTCTTTGGGCGAGGATAACAACCAAAACCAAAAGCTGTTGATTAAGTTCGTCTGTGATGCTGACGGAAACCCTCTGTTTACAGAGGAAGACATCCCGGCGCTGAAAAAGAAATCCGTCCAGGCGTTCAAGCGGATTATCAAAGAAGTGACCAGCTTTAACAGTATGGATGAAGCGGAAAAAAACTCTTAGCGCATCCGGCTCTACTCTTCTCTTTTTCACTGGCAAAGGAATTAGGGAAGACAGTCGGGTGCCTACTCACCGGGGAGACTGGCGGGATCTCACTCCGAGAACTCTTGCACTGGATGGCGTTTAGCAAGATTGAACACGACAGAAACGATCGGGATGCTTTAAAACGCCAAGCTCAAGCCAATTTACCCCATTATCAAAGGAAGCTGTGATGGAACTGAAAGTTTCATTTGAAGGATTAGACAATCTAAAAAAAGCCTTTGATCTCCTGCCGCAACGGGTAGGGGTGAAAGCAGCTTCCAAGGCAGTGCGCGAAGGGGCCAAGGTGATCCAGAAAGCCGCCCGCGCCAAGGTGCCGGTAGATACCGGAAACCTAAAACGCAGCATCAGCATCAAGGTACTGCATAAAAAACGAGATGCCTTACAGGTGGCCGCGATTATCGGCCCTGGAACCGGCTATTTCTCTAAGCGGGGGAAGAGCGCGGGCAAGCGGGTAAACGATGGCTTCTATGGCTTTTTTGTGGAGTACGGCACCAAAAGATCCAAAGCAACACCTTTCATGCGTCCTGCCTATGACGAAAACGTACAGGCCGCACAGCAGGCCATTGTGGACGTAATCGGCGAAGCCATTGAGAAAGAAGCGAGGGCTTTTTACCGCTAATGGCTAAGATAGGTAGACTGAATGTTCAGATCGGAGTGGATCTGAACAAATTCCGTTCGGATATGAATTCGGCGTTTAGTACGTTGAATTCTTCCACGGCTAAAATGCAACGGTCTTTGGCGGGCTTACAATCTGGGTTTAAATCGGTCAAGGGCGCTGTCGAGAGCGTTGATAAGGTTATTAAGGGGCTGACCCTTATTGCTGGGGCCGGGGTGCTGGGGAAGATGGCTGGCGATGTCATCAAGACCGCTGACGCCTTCAACCAACTGCAAGCAAAGGTTAAAAACTCTCTCGATAGCGCTTCCGAGTTTGATGGCGTTTTCAAAAAGCTAATTGCCTCTTCTAACCGTTCAGGAACAGCGCTCGATGGGGTTGCGCAAGCATTCGTTCGTATTCGCCCAGCGGCAGATATTTTGGGCATTTCAAACGATCAGCTAATCAAGTTTAATGAAACGTTTGCCAAGATGGGATCCTTGGCTGGTGCAACTTCCGCCGAGATGACCCAGACCATGATCCAGTTGTCACAAGGGATTGCCTCTAACCGACTGGGCGGGGATGAATTGCGTTCGGTGCTGGAACAGATGCCCTCTGTGGCCCGCACGATTGCGGACTCGATGGGGATCCCCCTCAGCAAGCTCAAGGACGTGGCAAAAGAGGGGAAGATCACAGCGGATAAAGTCTTCAACGCCATTCTAAACAAGTCTGACGAAGTAGACCGACAGTTTCAACAGCTTCCGCCTAGCATTGACCGCTCCATGACCCGCATGGCCAATTCGTCCTTGGTATTCCTGGGCAAGCTAAATGAAACCCTGGATATTACCGGGTTCGTTTCAAAACAAATCGATAAGCTTTCAGGCATTGTCGATGATTTCACAAAGTCCCTGAAATCTTCAGGCACCCAATCCAGTGATGTCAATTCTATCCTGGTAGATCTGTGGGGCACTGCGCAAAGCCTTTATGGCACTGTTGAAAACATTGTAGCCATGACGGGGCCATTGCAAAAATTCTTTGCTGTGGCAGCTATGGGGGCAAGGGTCGCGGCCTTTGGGATGGAAGGAACGGCAATGTTCCTGAATGAAGGCATGATCGGCCTTCAGGCATCCTGGCAGAGTGTTGGGGCGAATAACGACAAGCAAGCCCAAGCATGGAAAGATGCCCAGATTAATAAAATGTACGGGGAATCCGGAGAGCGAAATCGCAAGCTGCTTGAAGACCTAGGTTTACTACAGCCGAAATTAGATTTAACACACGCACTAACACCACCAAAACACAAAACCGGCAGGACTAAGTTTCCCGCAGATGATGGGAAGAAAAAGAAAAAAAAGACAGACCCGGATATCTCGGCGGCAAAATCTGCCGTTGAATCTGTAATGACGCCTCTTGAAAAATATAAAGAGGCAATTAAAGAAGCGGATAGGTGGCTGAAAAAACACCTAATCACCTATGACCAATGGGTGAATATCGTGGACAAGGCGAACTTTGATACCAATAAAATGGTAAAATTTGCCGCCAGCGTGGAGGATTTAACTCCTAAGCAAATTAAAGACCACAAGGTTGATTTTGCCGTTCCAGGCTCAAAGTCCGTGGGCGAAGCCATGGAGAAATTCGTAAAACCAAACAAGGATTGGGCTTCCAGATTTGAACTGCTGACTCCAAAGGATGAGCAGTTACTGAAATGGGATGACGCCATCGCCAAGCTTCAGGAAGAGGGCGAACAAAGCAGAATGCTTTACCTTGCGCAGCTGCAAGGTGAAAAAGCCTACGACAAAATGAAAATAAAGATGGATGCTTTAAATTCAGTTCGTGGTCTTGGTCTTGACCTAATGAGCCATGAGGGAAAGGCTCTTTTTGATCTCCAGGTTGGCATTTCCACGATGGATTACCAGTTTGAAAAGCTGAAAAGCAGCATGGAGCGGTTCGGAGAAATTGGACGAGAGGTGGGTGATATTATCTCCGGAGCCTTTGAAGGCATGATCTTCCAAGGTAAGAGTTTGGGCGAAACCCTGAAAAGCTTAGCGTTGAATATCGCCAACTTGGCGTTTCAAAAGTCTGTAGCAGAACCACTCTCCAAGGGAATGGGCAGCCTGTTTGGAAAGCTTGGTGGCAGCTTGCTAAGCAGTTTGGTGGGCAGTCCACTTGGTGGTACCGGAAAGGTTGTCGGCAGTGGCTTAAAATTCTTTGCTGATGGCGGCAACACCCCAGCTAACCAGCCATTTGTGGTTGGGGAAAAAGGCCCGGAGCTTATGTTCAGTAGCCGCCCTGGCTACGTCATGAACAATCAAAACTCTATGGCGCTGGCTGGCGCAGGCGGCGGCGGGGCAACCTACAACATCTACCAAACGTTTAACAACCAATTTATCGACAACAGAGATTTTGAAGATCGCCTATCTGAACACGCCAAGTTCATTGGCAATGTCTCAGTCCAGGCCATTCAAAGGCAAGAAAACAGAATGGGCCGCAGAGGTCCTATGGATACGAGCAGGGGATAATCATGAACGATAAAACCATCTTGATTACCGGCGGGACCGGCTCTTTTGGGCATGAGGCAATTCGAACGATCTTGAATCGTTGGAAGCCTAAACGTCTGATTGTTTATTCGCGGGACGAACTCAAACAGTTCGAAATGCAGCAGCTCTTTCAAGATCCCTGCATGCGCTTCTTCCTGGGCGACGTGCGGGACCGGGATCGCTTGAAGCAGGCTATGCGTGGGGTGGATTATGTCATTCACGCCGCCGCTCAAAAGCAAGTGCCCGCCGCTGAATACAACCCCATGGAATGTATTAAAACCAATATCAATGGGGCTGAGAATGTCATCCAGGCCGCTTTGGATAACGATGTTGAGCGGGTAATCGCGCTATCTACCGACAAGGCCGCATTGCCTATCAACCTGTACGGAGCAACCAAACTTGTATCAGATAAGCTCTTTACCGCTGCAAACAACTGGACCGGCAGCTATCCTACCCGGTTTTCTGTGGTGCGTTATGGCAATGTGGTGGGTTCCCGTGGTTCTGTGGTGCCTTTTTTCAAGCGCCTCATCAGCGAGGGAGCGCAGGATCTGCCGATTACCGATCCGCAAATGACGCGGTTCTGGATCACCCTCCCGCAAGCCGTGGCATTCACATTTGATTGCTTTGAGGCTATGCAGGGCGGGGAAATCTTTGTGCCTAAGATTCCTTCGGTGCGTATCACCGACCTGGCCACCGCGATGGCTCCCGATCTCCCTCAGAAGATTGTCGGCATTCGCCCAGGGGAGAAGTTGCACGAAATCATGTGCCCGAGTGACTTGTCACCGCTCACGTTAGACCGGGGTGGAGTGTTTATCATCGCGCCGGATCAAGACAAGCTGGACCGCTACGGTGGGCAATTGGTCGAGTCGGGCTTTGAATACCGGTCGGATAACAACCCGCATTTCTTGAGTGTAGAGGAGCTGGCGGCATGAACTTCGCTGAGGCGTTTATTATTCTGGCGGTTATTTTGCTCTTATTCGATTATGCGGTTTCGGGGAAATGAGCGGGACCTTCGACACATCCATCGTGCGCAGCGAAGAACTGCAAAGCGTTTGGCTGACCTATCCCCAGCGCTCGCTTTCCCAGCAGCGCTACGCCGTCCGGCAGACCGGCCACCGTTGGGAGATTACCATCGGCACCAAGCCTATGGAACGCGCCGACTGGCAAAAGCTTATGGCCTTCCACGGTCAGCAACGCGGGCAATACAACACCTTCAGCTATACCAGCGTGGCAATGGCGACGCCTCTGGGGGGATTGGCTGGAAGTACCTATGCCGTTACGGTTTCCGGCACTTCTCACGCTGCCGGGGGTACGACTGTTGCATTTACCGGGCTTCCCACTTCAGCCGTGGTGCTAAAGGCCGGGGATCTGCTGAAATTTGCCAACCATGCCAAGGTCTATGCCGTGGAATCCACCAGTGTGACCAGTAGTACAGCAGGCGCGGCGACGGTAACGCTACACCCTGAACTCGTATCTTCCGTAGCCAGTGGGGAGGCCCTCACCTATCAGAATGTGCCTTTCACCATGTCTTTTACCGAAGACGCGCCCAAGTGGCCGGTTGACGTGGCGGGCTTGCTTGAAACGCAATTGACGCTAGCGGAGGTGTTCTAAATGACACAGCGCGGGATGTCTTCCCAGTTTTCCACGCAACTGACACAAGACAGCATAACGATATATCACTTGTATCAGGCCCAGTTTCCGGATGGCACGATTTATTTTACCGATCTGCCGTATGACACCACCTACGGCGGGAATACTTATACCGGGGCTGGCAGTGCGCTGGGCTACGACTCCATAGAAGAGGTTTCCGGCCTCCAATCCAACGGCATTCGTATTTATTTCAACGCCGCAAACGTTTCTCTACTATCTGTATTACTGGATCAAAACCTAATTGATCGCCCGGTGTACGTCTATCGAGGCTTGTTGGATTCCAGCAACCAGCCGATCACTGATCCCTTGTTGATTTTTGAAGGGCGCAGCGATTCCGTAAGGCTTTCGGAAGATCCCGACAAGGGATCGCTCCAGCTTATCTTCGAATGTTTTGACGAAAACGTAGACTTTGAGCGGGTGAACGGTAGACGTTCAAATCATGAGGAGCAACAAGCCTTGTTCCCTGGGGATAACGGTTTTGCCTTCATTGCAGACGGGATGGATAAAGTCACCAAATGGTAATGAAAACTCAAAATTACCACAGGGCGCTGACCGATTATATCAACGCCTCTCTTAAGCTGCCCTTTGAGTGGGGCAAACGAGATTGCGTGACTTATGCCATTGGGGCCATCGAGGCCATGATCGGCAAAGAGGTCGAGAAGCCTGAATTTGCTTATACCACCGAAGAAGAAGCGCTTGAATTTTCCAAGTCCTGGAGCCTACAGGAAGGCATGATTGCGCAACTGAGCGCGTATGAAGTACCCCATAAGTTCCACCAGCCTGGGGATATTGCGATTGTCCGAAGGGATGGGTTCGAATGCTGTCATGTGGTGTTTGATCGCCGGGCTTATGCACCGCTTTTGGATGATGTGGTGCGGGCATTCAGCGTTCACAAACTCTATGAAGAATGCCCGGACGCTAAAATTCTGAGGTTCGATTAATGCCGCCAGTCGTGGCAATCATTAGTGCCGTTAATGCTTACCTGGCAGCACACGCCATCATTGCGGCAGTCGTGGGGGCGGTACTCTCAGCCGGGGTTAGCTTGGCGGCCAATGCCCTTTTTACCAGCAAGCCTAAAAAAGCCGCTTTTGGCAGTGTCTCTAACCTGTCTCGTGAAATCATTGAAAATAAGAAATCCACCGTTGAGTTTATTCCTATAGTCTACGGCCAACACAGAGTTGGTGGGATTCAGGTCTATGAAGAGGTTTCCAGTAGTTATCTTTATCTGGTAGTGGTTTTCTGCGAAGGCACTATTAGCGCGGTTGATACCATTTATATTGATGGTGTAGCGGCTACGGACAGCCGGTTTTCAGGACTGGTAGACGCCTATACTTTTCTAGGGGCGGACGACCAGAGTGTCACTGGCTGGACGCATGCCATTGGTTCTGGGCCTGCGGATTTCATTTCAGCCGGTGCGCCGGGGTGGACTGCCAACCATAGGCTTTTGGGTTGTGCGGGCGTGGCTTTACGGCTCAATAAAAACACAGATGTCTTCCCACGGATTCCGCAGGTTACTGGCATTGTTAATGGCCGGAAAGTTTACGACCCGCGCGATCTCACGACCAAGTACACCACCAACCCGGCTTTGTGCATTCGGGATTATTACACTAATACCCGTTTCGGCGCGAAGATTGCCAGCTCCCGGCTGGATGATGATAGTTGGACAGACGCTGCCAACTTCTTCGAGACTACCACGGACTACGGCAACGGCACCCAATCCCGGTTCAAAATGAACGGCATCGTGGACACCAGCCAGCGCGTTTGGGACAACATCGAGGACTTGATGCGGTCCTGCAACAGTCTACCCAAGCGGGTTAATGGCAAGCATGGCATCCTGCCCCTGAAGTCGGAAACGGTCGGCTTTAACTTCACAGATGACAACGTGGTGGGCGGGATTTCCGTTGAGCGCCTCGGGAAGCGTTTCAAGAAGAATAAGATCAATGCCCAGTTTATCAACCCGGATAATAACTGGCAAGCAGACCTTTATGTGGTTTCAGATGCCACGTACAAGGCGCAAGACAACAACATCGATCTAACCAATGAGCTGGAATTGCGCCATGTGACTGATTGGTATCAGACTTCACACATTGCCCGCATTGCCTTGAGGCAATCCCGACTGGAAGAGAAATACAATTTCACAGCTTCCCACGAGGCTCTGAAATGTGAAATCGGCGATGTCGTAGACCTTACCCATAGCGTGTATGGCTTCTCTGGTAAACAAATGCGCGTCACCAGCATTACCATTGAGCCCAATGGCACCATTGGCATCGGCGCTGAGGAATACGACAGCAGCGTTTACACCGTCAGCACTGCCAATGCGCCCAATGCTGGAAGCACGACCAGCTTCGGAAGCCCGTTTGATATCGACGCCCCCGGTACGCCGTCGGTCTCGGAAACCTTCACCACCAACAGCGCGGGCTTTGTAGTCAACGTCGCCACCCTTTCATGGGCTGCCCCCGCCAGCGCTCAGGTTTCAAAATACATCGTGGAGTACAAACTCTCCAGTTCTTCCGACTGGATCAAGGCTGGGGAGCCGCAGACCACCACGTTTTCCATCAGTGATATCGTGGCGGGCACCTATGACTTTGCCGTGTCTGCCGTCAACACCATAGGCCGGATCAGCGACCGGGCTAGCCGTACCAGTGTCAGCATCGTCAACAACACCGACACCCCCGCCGATGTGACCGGCTTTTCCCACGAGTTCACCAGCGATAACCAGATTGTTTTGCGCTGGGATGAGAATTCAGACGTGACCGTGGGCGGCGGCTACCGGATCAAGGTCAGTAACAAGACCAGCGGCGCGGCGTGGTCCGACTTCCCACAAATGAACGTGCTGATTGATGGACGAGAAACCACAGCCACTCTGGGCCTGCTGGAAGGCACGTACATGATGAAGGCTGAGAACCTGGCCGGGGTTCAAAGCGAAAACGCGGTTACTATCCCGGTGAACCTCCCGGATCATGATGAATGGGTCAACGTGGCATCCGTGACGGAATCCACGGCCTTTGCAGGAACGCACACGCAAACCGAGCTTTCCACCGGCACGCTGACCCTCACCGCTACCACCAGCGGCGGCTATTACACCTCTGGCAATTATGTTTACGCGAACCAGATGGATTTCGGCGGGAAGTTCGCCTTCCGGTTGACGCGGGTTTCGTCTGGAACCTTGTCCAACACTGCCGCCAACTGGGATTCATTCACTGGCAATATCGACGACTACACCACTGTTTTGATCGATGATATGGCCGGACGGTCCACGGTAGACGTTAAACACTGGTTTGCTACCAGTACCCAAAGCAGCACCGGGCCGTTTGGAGATCACCAACGGTTGCAGATGGCGGAAGGGGTGGCGCGTTATCTGAAATTTAAGACCACCATCGACACCGAATCAAATACGGAAAACACCAATATCAGTGAGTTGGCGGTCTATGCCTGGATGAAACGACGGGCAGAGAGCAACTGGAACGTTTCCGCGTCTTCCACAGGCGCAACAGTGACATTTGCCGCGCCATTTTATACCACGCCCGCTATTTCGGTGTTTCCATTTAACGGCACCGCTGGGCAATACGTCACCGCCGCCACCAGCCAAGCCAGCCGGACAGGCTTTGAAGTGAGTTACTTCACGTCTTCCGGCGGACAGACGAGTGGAAAGTTCAGCTACGCCGCAATTGGATATGGCAAGGAGATTGTCTGATGTCTGTTAACCCTGGCGAATTGCACCACACCACTCGTGGAATCGCTGAAATTAAGGACTTCTATACCGAGAACGGCATTCAAAAGGTGCGGTTCTGGCTGCATGTCGTAGAGCCTGAAGACGGCGTTACTCCCACCGGAGACGCTTTGCTGATGTCCACCACGCCGGACAAATTGCAAGCCTGGATCGATCGGTTCCCACGGGATATTTCAGAGCGTAAGCGGTCCGTGTCGGCCATGAAGGACATGTATCCGGCAGAGCGGGAGCGGGTGGATGGAATCCTAGCAAGAATCAAAGAGGCGGAGGCCAAAGGGCCAAGCGTTAAGACCAAAAGGAAGCAATAGCAATGCCCTTGCATGACTACAACGCCGCCAACCAGACCCCGGCGTCTTTTAGGACTGATTTAAACAATTTGTTTCTGGCTATAGCTGGGTGTAATGCCAGTTCCAGCGGCATTACAACCACATTCGGCCACATGCTTTATGCGGATGTCTCCTCCTCTGGCTGGATGCGGATGCGGAACGCGGCAGACAGCACTTTCAACTATATCTTCCCCTTGGGTGTTCCGGGTGGCATCTTCACTTACTCCGGCAACCCCAGCACTAACCACGCTTGCAAATACCAAGGACAGCCGCTTTTTGACACCGCCAACAGCGCCTATTACATTGGGACGGCGGTAGGCACGTCTTCTTCTGCCACCTGGGCGCAAGTGCAATTCACCAGCAGTTTGACGCAGGGCTTCCCCGATGGTTATATCGCCGGACCGCCTCCCCAATATGCCAGCGCAGCCACCATTACCCTCCCGGCTGGGCTGAAATGTCGGAACAGCGCAGACACGGCAGATATTGAGTTCAGTACCGCCTACACGGTGGATATCACGGTATCTGGTTCCGGTGGGCTTTCCACGGACCTGACCGAAGCAGCTGGCACTTGGTACTATTTGTTTGCTATTCGTAAATCAGGGGATGGCACGATTAATGGTATTCTAACGACTGCTACCAGCGCTCCAACCATGCCCAGTGGATATAATCAATATCGAATGTTGCCGATTGCCCTACGTAACAACGCCAGCGGGGATCTTGTCCCGTTTTATATCGGCGTCGGCTGGCCGTATCGTCCGAAAATACTATGGCGCGATTATGAAGATATCCAGACCGGGAACCCCGGCACCGTGATTGCCGCTTATAACGTGTTGAACTCAGGGGTCTCGACTGCTTTTGCCGCCGTCTCGCTGGTGAGCCTAGTCCCGCCGATTTCCAAAAATGTCGACCTCGGCGTACTGTACATCCCTGGCGGCAACCAATTGGGGAAAGCGTATACACGCCCGACAGGTTCAGGGTTGAGTAACGGACGAATGCTCGCAGCAGGCTATAACTCGGAATTTAACGCCAGCATCGTCCCTGACGTGTTGACGGACGCTAGTCAATCCATTGATTATCTGACCGACAACGCAAGCGCACCTATCAGCCTGTGGGTGCGGGGCTTTGCCGTCACGGAGGTGAACTAATGAAACTCTGTCGCAGACATATCGGCAGCGGCGCGTTTGACAACGCCGCCGATTATCCAAACACAAAAATTTAGGGGATTATATGAGGCGGATTTTAGTCTTAGGCGCAACAGGAATGTTGGGCCAAGCCCTGATGCAAGAGGGCGAGCGGCGCGGCTTTGAAATGATTGGAGGCCGGGTAGAGCTTCGGGATACCGAGGCCCTGATGGCCCATGTGGATTATCACCAGCCTGATTTGATCATTAACGCGGCGGCGGTTACGGATATTGCCGCTTGCGAAGAGAGCCCCGGCCTGGCGTATGAGATCAACACCCTGCCGGTTCTGGCAATAATCCAAGGAAACACACGGTTGGTTCAGATCTCCACGGATCGTTATTCGGATAATGTCTACGCAAAAACCAAGCAGGCCGCTGAAGATATCGCCTTGCTGAAGCCTGATAACCTCGTGGTCAGAACCAACATTGTCGGCTTTCGAGGCCACGGCAAGCCTACCTTTGCCGAATGGGCCATAGATGTCATTGAGACCGGGAAGCCGGTTACTCTCTTTGATGATTTCTATGCCCGCAGCATTGATGTCTGGAGCTTTTCCGAGATTCTGTTTGATCTGCTAGAACTGGATATCAGCGGCAGGATTGATATTGCCAGCCGGGAAGAAGTGAGCAAAAAGCAATTTGTGGAAGCCCTGGCAGCGAAAATAGGAAAGCCCCTCAACGCCACGGTGGGCAGTATAAAAGGCTTGACACCCGCCAGATTGCCGCATTGTACACTGGATGTTAGCGGTGTTGAGCGTTTGCTTAGGCGACCCATGCCGGATCTGGATGATGTTGTTAATTCATTGGTTGAAAGGCGGAAACCATGTACCAACCCATTACTATTAACGGACGGGTAATCAACGACAACAGCCCTGCTTTTTTCATCGCAGACATTGCCAGCAATCACGACAGCGACAAGCAGCGGGCGATCGATCTCATTCATTTGGCAGCCGAGGCCGGGGCAGACGCCGTTAAATTTCAACACTTTCTGGCAGATGAAATTGTTTCAGACGAAGGCTTTCAGAAAGTGGGCAAGCAGTCGCATCAATCCGATTGGCCGCTCTCGGTTTACGAGACTTATAAAAAGTATGAGCTAAACCGGGAATGGACGGCCACGCTTGCCGAGGAAGCTAAAAAGGCCGGGGTGGCTTTTATGTCCACGCCTTACGATTTGGAAGCGGTGGGGCATTTGGATCCGTTTGTTCCGGCTTGGAAAGTGGGCAGCGGGGATTTTGATTATTTTCCATTGTTGCATGCCCTGCTCGAAACTGGCAAACCTATTATCTTTGCCACTGGCGCAACGGCCCAATGGGAAATTGAGGCAAGAATGCAAGGAATCCGTATTCAAGAAGCTCGCCAGCCCATTGCCCTCATGCAATGCAACACCAGCTACACCGGCAGCCTTGAGAACTTCAAATACATCAACCTGCGAGTGATCAACTGGATGCGGGCCACTTTCCCCGGCATGACCATCGGGCTGTCCGACCACACCCCCGGCCATGCTACAGTGCTGGGCGCGGTGACGCTGGGCGCAAGGCTGATTGAAAAGCATTTCACCGATGACAACAGCCGCATCGGCCCGGATCATGCGTTTTCCATGAATCCCACAACTTGGCGTGACATGATAGACCGCACCCGCGAACTGCAAGCCGCGCTAGGGGGTGGCGTCAAACGGGTGGAAGAGAACGAGAAAGAGACTCGCATCCTGCAACGGCGTGGGAAATGGGTTGTCAACGGTCAAGAGAAATGGCTGAGGCCAGCACTATGATCAAAGGCGAAAAGATCGGCCTGCGGGCGGTTGAGTTCAGAGACCTGAACCAACTTCAAGAATGGCGCAACAAGCCGGAGTTTCGGCAGTTCTTTCGCGAAAACCGGGAATTGAACTTTGAACAGCAAAAAAACTGGTTTCATGAAAAATGCCTCAAAGACCCAAAAACACGCATGTTTTCAATTGTTTCACTAGGGGAAGAACACCTGATCGGCGCATGCGGGCTCTGTTATATCGACTGGGTTAATGGCAGCGCCGATCTTTCTATTTATATCGGCCATAACGGCCTGTATATCGATGACGTTTACGCCCCTGATGCCGTGGAAACCCTCGTACAATACGCTTTTGAAGAAATGCGTCTTCATCGCCTCTGGACGGAAGTCTACAGCTTTGATGAAAAGAAACAGGCGCTTTTCCGCTCTCTGGGCTTTCAAGTAGACGGGATTCACCGGGAGACCTACTGGAAAGACGGAAAGTGGAATGATTCTGTCTTTTTCTCGTTACTGAACAACTGAGAAGGCTGGGAGAATGTCTGATGACCTCGACCTCAAGACAGCGGCAAAGATTGGGGTTCCGATAATGCTGGCTTGCTTTGGCTACATTGGGTTTTCATTGTCGAAAGACGATCCAGATCTAACCACCAAGCGGTTTGTGGGCGGCGTCATTACAGCGGGCTTTGTGGCCTGGGGGGTCAACACCCTGCTTTTATCTTTAGGCACCGGCCCGGATTTTGCCAGCGTGTGCGGGGCCGTGATTGGTAGCCAAGGCCCTGCTGGGGCTTATCTGTTGGTCAATAAAGTGAAGAGGCTTTTTGAGGTCAAATGATCTACCGCGCATTTTTCGATCGCCAACCCGGCACCATAGAGGGATTCTTTACCATCCAGGACGAACACGGCAAGCCTGTCTTCAAGCGCCTACAGGCCCGGAGTGGGCAAAATGGGCACACTAACACGGACTGGGTGCGTGGCAAAAGCCCAATCCCTTACGGCAATCATTATCTTTGGATAGGCTATCCGGTGGGCGTCGGCACCCGAGCGGGGAAGACAGGCATCGGTGAATTTTATCCAATCAGCAACATGGCCGGGGACCGCGATTTAATCCAAGGCCCCGCCCCGCAGATTCTCCGGCGCTCCATTGGGTTGCATGCTGAGAACGCATACAGAGGATCAGCAGGTTGTATTGTCCTGGTAGATGTAGAACAAGCTTATGCAGAAGTGTTTCCTTGGCTCAGAAAGATCGCAGGAGGGCAGCGGTATATGGATATCGTTGTATGTGGGAAGGTATGACCGTTTATTCCACTCCTGAAGATTTTCAACAGCCCATCGTTCAATTCCACAACGCGTCCCGCCTATACAGACTGATTGAGGATTACACCCAAGAATGGGGGGCTGTAGACTTCAGGAAGCGGTTTTTTATGGCGGGCGGGTATGAATACGACGGGGCCAGCGTCCCTTGGTTTGTTCCCCCTGCTATCGCGCCACAAGAAAAAGTCTGGCTCGCTGGCTCGTTATGGCACGACCGAGGGACACAAGAAAAAGGGGAATGGCCGCACCCTGATCTATTCCGGTTTGAAACCAAAATTAACGGCATCTGGCGTCCTGATCTTGGTCCTGGCTGGCACCGGCAGGACTGGGATAATTTCCTTGGTCAATGCGGGCGCATGGCGGGTGCACCAGAATGGCAATGTAGAATGTATGTTGCTGCCGTGAAGGTTTACCCGGTCAATTGGTTTAAAAACTTTTAACCCTCATCTCTTTAACAATATTCACTTTTAACCCCCGGTCTATTTGGCCGGGGGTTTTTTTATTGCCTTGGACGCAAGATAGACCACCAAACCAGAAGCCACCATACAGCCCAGAAGCCTATGGAAACATAATCCTCAAATTCTTTAACGTTCATTCCTTCTCCTTCCAATTAAGAAAAGCTTTTACTATTGCTTCTGAGGGGGTGGCACCCAGGCCATTTCCCCATTTTGAAATATAACAATGGAAGGCTTGCTCTGGAATATAATCAGGCTGGCTCTTTAGTTGCCAGCGTAACCCTTCTAATAGCTCTATGGCTTGGTTGAGGTTTGTTGCTGGGGTGAAACGGCGACCTGCTACTTCGCAAATAGGGTCATCAGGTTCACACTTTACCCAGCAATCCCCGAGTAAATCATTTGCGTCTTGATATATCTCTAATCCCAAAGCCTTAGCTACTCTCTCATTTATTGATTGGGTCATGGGGTTTCTCCTGTCTGCAATGCGGCAATCTCCATACAAAAATCGGTAGTATCCTCAAGGCTTTTACGGTCCCTCAGCTTTACAAGGGCTCGGCACATTAGCTCAAACCATCCATTAGAGCGGTTATATCCTTCAAGCATTACCTCGTGACTTTCCCAGCCGCCCTTTTGGTCGGGGAGAGTTAAACAGCAACAGTAATTCCCCCGTTCAAAAGTGCCGGTACCAAGGTTTCTAACTTCCAGGCTGATCATCACCCTACCTCCTTCATCTCTTGCAGGACGGCGCGGGCTCTACAACTGGAGCAAGGCCCGTATTTAGTGCAGACCTCAGGCGGCAACTGACATTTGATTTGGGCGGTAAACTCCAACGCCTCCACCATCCGATCCCGCTCGGCTTGGAGGGCTTTGATCTCTGTGAGGAGGGCGCGAGTCTCTGCATTTGCAGCTTTCACATCACAAGTGGCAAATCGAAAGCCTAAATGAGTATCCTTCTCCACTCTTTCCTCAATAGCTTCTATGTCTGCTTGGGTTAGTCTGGGCATTTTGTACCTTCTTTCTGGAATCGGCGTTTGTACGCTCCAACAACACGGTCATAATAAGCAGAACGGTATCCGTGCTGCTTTTCCCACTCCTGCTCTTGCAGAACAGCTTCCCACAATTCCGGCTCGTTCCACTTTTCCCAGAATGGGCGAGGATCATACGGTGGTGCGGTTTTTTGCAATTCCACCCTTGCTTCACGTATTCGCTGATTGCGATCGGCGGAGTAGTGTTTTGGGCAAAGCCCTTTGATTTTCGCGTCATCTAGACACTCATCCCGGCGGCAGAAAGTCATACCCCCTCCCCCTCGTTATGGGTGGGCGCTTGCTTTAACATCCGGTCATACAGCACCACATTGGCCGTTGCCGCCAAGTTCATGCAATGCGTGGTTGGGACATAAACCCGGTGCTTACAATTGCCCAGCACCTCTTCAGGCAGGCTGCCATCTTCCGGCCCAAAAATGTAAAGCGCCCTCTCTGGATGTTTGAACTCTGGCAAAGGGGTAGCGCCTTCAGTGATTTCAACCGCCACCTTGACGCAATCAACCGGCGGGTTTTTGAAGTTGTCAACTTCCATCAGGGGGATCTGTCGCGCTGCTTTCGCGGTATCGGTCGGGGTTTTTCGGTATCTCGCACCGCTTACCAGGATCAGGCTTGCATCATAGCAATGCGCCGCCCGGAGAATCCCGCCGATATTCTTTTCATCTTTCGGCATGTAAAGCCCGATCGCCGCGTATCCTCTACTCATGGCTGTTCTCCTCTGGCTTCTTATTGCACCACGCCCAAATAGATTCAAACTCTTCCCCGGTAATCATTAGCGGGTGGATCTTAGGCGCATCAAGCTCTATTTTTGAGCCTGCCGGACTCACAAAGTACAAGCGCCCGTACATTTTGATTTTGTCATCACTCATGGCTGTTCTCCTTATTGGTGAGGGATTCTGAAACAAGTTTTCTGGCATGAATAAAGCCGTTCACGAAGTCATCCCGGTAGCCGGTTGGGATTTGGCTATCAAGCACAGACAGCGCCCTCTCTACAGCCTCCCTCGCCCCCTCAGCCCTCAGCGCGGCGTCGTGAGCGCGGGCGGGAGACCGGAGGTCGTATATTGCTTGTTTCGCATCCCAATAACCAAGCCAATGCTCAGGGATTGGATGTTTTGCATTGTCGTCAAACATATGCAGCAACACACTAAGCCGCCGTTGGGCCATACTTACCTGCCCCTTAAGCGCTTTGTTTTCTACTTCCAGCCGGCTCACCCATGCGATATAAGCATCTCGATCCTTGGAGATATGCCGCCCGTGTTCGTGGGGGTTGTCGATGTCAAACCCGGCAGTCTTGCAGGCATCTAGCCTTGCCTTAAGCGCTTTAATTTCTGCCTCTGCTTCCTGGGTGGCGGCTTGGACGCCGATATTGAAAGCCTCGCAGTATTCCTCGCTCTGTCGCCCAGGGCAACCGGTCACGCAATCATAGCCTTGATCAAAGCCCATATAGTTTAGGCTTCGATTCCGGCATATGGGGCAGATTAGCTTTTCTTGGAGTTTCTCCTCTGTCACAGATATATGCTCTTTCATGGTTGTTTGGGTTCCTTTCTTTTATCCACGGGGTACGCAGTGATAACTGTAATCGCCGCCGCCCGCTTCAAGCTTCACGGCAGACTGAGCGGCGGCCCATGTGTCATATACACCAAGGGGCTGCGCGATGGTGACGGGCTGGAATTTCACAGTCTCAATTTCCACGCGAAACTTCCCGTCATGCTGCTCAACAATATTGAAAGTCTGCATCACCTACACCCCCAAGCCTTGCTTCATAACTTCGACGGCTTCCACGAGTTGCAACATTTCAGAACGCGGGTACTCGCCCTGATGCGCTCGCCAACCTATCTGCACAGCTTCCGCCCGCCTCAACACATCCAGAATAGGCGAGGTGTTGGAATTGGAGAGGGCTTGGAACAGGGCAACTCCAGCATCCTGAAATTCCGACATATCAGGAAACCAGCCTTCAACTTTTCCGCCTTCCGTGGCATTCAAGAATCGTCTTGCAGCCACTTCCAACTCCACCACACGCGCATGGAGTTCGGCGTTTTGCTGGTGGAGTTGCCTGATCAGGCTGTCAGCGTCTTTATACCGCGTGTAATACAATTCAAATTGTGCCGGTTTCGGGATAATTTGACCGGGATTTGACTGCCCCGGATTTTCCGGCAGCAACTTCCCGCTACCATCCGCATCCAGTAAGCTCGGATCGGGTTTGACTGGGATTTGATTCTCTGGGCTTAGTTTACTTTGCATTGGGGGTCTCCTCTTTTTCATGACGTTCAAGGCATTTGATATAGGCGTCTGTTGCTTTTTCACAAATAGGCATCCCCTCCGAATGCTCACATCGGCTAAAGGCCAAATTGGAATAATCTACACAGGGCTCCGCACACCCTGCCAGCATAACCAGTAGTAATAGGGGGAGGAGTTTAGGCATGGTCATTGATCGGCTCCCGTCAGTTCTACAAAATCCTGTAGGGTATAGTTATTCCGTCTTAGAGCGTCCTGAAGCTCGTCCCAAGCGTTTTCAACCTCATCCGGAATAGGGTAAACCAACAGCCAAGGAGTATCGTGCGGGCAATCAATGACTAGCATTGGGTCGTTTTCAGGATCATCAGGAACAAGATCCATGTGATAAGGGAATCCGCCACCTATATGCCCAGTAACTCTTATTTGCCAAGGGCTTTCGTTATCAGGCGGGTTGTCTTCCCAACGGACAGTGACAATAAGGTTTTGTTTTTTAGTCCCTACCCGGATCTTATACTCCCCTGATCCATAGCCGATCTCATCCCGGTTTTTGCAATCGTCGATTTCAATCAGGTCATCACTAGCGCCATATATTTTCATCTCTTCTCCTCCCGCTCTCTGCGGATCTTCTTCTGGCATGCTTCACAAAGTGCTTGTTTCTCTTCTTTTTGGTAAAACTTCCCGGTGCAATCTGGGTGCCTGTCTGCTTCCTCCATCTTGCAATCCTTAATCTTGGCTTCCATTGCTTTATCTAGCCTTGATCTGTTTGCTTTAGAATGGGGTGTTTCGCACAGGTAGGCGTTTTCTTTGATAGGTTTTTTGAAGGTCATGTAAAATCCCTCATAAAGCACTTCCCCGCTTTTACTGGCTGTACCAACCTCGCTCTAAGCTCCGGCTTATCACTCAAAACGTAGCTGGGTAACTTGATGGCTGTTGAGAGCAAAAGTTTTACCCATCCAAACCGATACTTAGACCGGTCCTGAATGTCTAAATACGCTTTAGACTGACGGAAAAGCCCAACACCTTTACTCGCAACCCGGCCCTGCTCTAGCTTTTTCTGGGACAATTCCCAGTTGGCTAGATAATCTTCAGCGGACTGCCGACTCATGCCGGTGTTCAACAGCAATTGCAGACGCTTTGCAGGTTCGGTTTTCTTCAGAGTGTGATGAAGGCTCATGGCTCCACAATCTCCATTTGGTCAAATCGTGCGGTTCGGCCTTTGACTAGGAAATAACCGCCGGTCTCACTCCATTTGAGTTCATTTCCAGCCACTTCGAAAACGTCACCATCTTCAAATCGCACCCGGACTAACTTGGCTTTCAAGTGGGGTTCCCATTTTTTGGGCTTCTGGGCTTGAGGCACCCCCCCACGGCTCGACCTGACCGCGCTGGGGCTCCAATCGGCAATGCTGTTTTCAAATGTCGTCATGTACCACTTGGCAGCAGACGCCGCCTTTGCACTGGCCTTGTCGCAAGACTCTTGCCAGACTTTGAGAATTGCCTCAGCCGGGATTTCCGGTCTGGACTTGCGAATCTCTTGGTATTGACGGGTAAGATAGCCTTTTACCCAATGGAAATGGTGCATGTTGACGTTCCCGGATTGCATTGCGTAGGCTTCTCCGGTCTTTGAAAAATCGCTTGCGCATCTCTCTATATCTGTTTGTTTGTTTGTATTGTTCTTTGATACGGCCACGGGCGTTTCAAGGGGTTCTACAGGACTGTAGGATGTGGGTAGACTATCAGTAGACTGCGGGTAGACTGCGGGTAGACTATCGGTAGGAACGATGTGGAAGGTCAGTAGCCCGGCCTTAGAAAGTGCTTCAAGTCTCTTGACGGGTTTGAAAAAATTGGATTCCACCCCAAGAATTTCTTTCCAGTAGGATTTCAAACTAGGCAGACTGATAGAAACATCCCCATTGGCGTCAGCTTCACGCCAGAGGGCAATAAAGCAGTCTGGGGCATCATCACAAAGCCTTCGGGCTTCCCTGACCTTTCGATCAAAGAAAAAGCCAGCATCCAAAGCGAACCACTCCCGCCGCCCCTCGGTGGGCCGCTGCCATTTCTTGAAATTGATGATGTGTATCTTCACTTCGCCGGTCACTTTCAATAACTCCATTTGCTCTCTATAGGGTCCAGGGCGGGGCTATAAAAGCCCCTGTTCCCTGTATTTCTTAACAGTAACCGCCCCAATCCCAGAGATTCCCACCAAAACAACATCATTGTCTTTAAATTGCGGGTGTTCCTGCATGGCTTTCTTGATCTGTTGAAGTTTTGCGCTTGTGCGCTCTTTTGCCGCCTCCTGCTGAACGCGGCGCAAGGTTTCAGCGCGAAACGCCTTCAGTTCTTCCGGGGTCATTTTAGGCTTCTGCTCTTTGATGGGCTCGGCTACCGCCGGGATTTCCAAAACCGCATCGTGCAACTTATGCAGCCCGCTTTTTACGTCTTCAACTTGGACCCCTAGCTTAATCAGGAACTCTTCAATACTCTGAAGCATAGAACCGTGGCGCTTCATAAGTTCCAGCACCTCATGAGCCTGCTGATTGCCTTCCAGTTTCTGCATGGTCGGTTGTGCTTTGGTCATATTCAGTTGATTCACTTTCGGTAGCTCCTTCTCTATCAATGTCCGTTCGTCATGGTAGTTCTTTGTATCTTCCCAACTTGGCTTTACCCTTATTTTTCCTTCGTTTAGCACCTCTTTTACTTCCTCCTCGTCGTAAAACCCTAGCTCTCTTAGTACATTGCGGACGTTTGTAAGCTCGTAGGCGAGCAATTCCTTACTGTGAACCCGGCCAATTGTTATCCTGTGGCCCTTGGGGTGTTTCCATGTCACATGAGAGCCGGAACGATGGAAGCTGAAGCCTAAGACTTCCAGCATGCGATATACAGGCTTTGGGGAAACACCCTCACCGGCTATGATGGCTTCTATCGTCTTGCGAACCTGCCGGGTTAATACCGGCTCTTGCTTTAAAATAGACATCAGTCCCACCACCCTTGCCCGTAGCGGGCGATCTTCCGCCAAGCCTCGCCCCAGTGCCATTGCTCCTGCGTGTCGATACTGTCCGCCTGAGAGCGCCAGAAGATAAAGCCGGGATTCGGAACGCGCTTGGTTTTGATAACGCGCCCTTCCTCCCAGAAATCCACTTCGTAAGCATCCATGCCGGGGACATGCTCATAGCGATCGAAATGGGCGCAAACTTCCCGCATCCGTCGTGCGTCACGCGGCCCGCTCATCGTGTGGCCGTTTTCCAGCACCTTCGCCATGCGCCGTAGCTTGAATTGAATCATTCGCACCATGTACGCTTGATCCCAGTCCTCATCTTTCCAGAGGATAGGCAGCCATGCAGCGATTCTTTGAAGTTTCTTAATCATCTCTAATACTTCCAAGCCTCAGTAATAACAGCCAAAATAGTGGTATACACAGCACCTGTGGCGATGATAATGGCGCGGGTCATGATTGAGCCTTTTTTAAAGCCAATCGGCCATTTATTGTTATTTGATAAACAGTTAGCTGCTTAACGGCATAACTGACTTTTTTTGCCGTCCTTTCCTCACGCAGAAAGCCCGCTAGTGCTAATTTCTTTAGTGAATAACTGATATTAGCCACAGAAGGAACACGCATAAACCTAGCAATAAGAGCGCCATGCATAGCATCAGAAGACTTGTTCAAAACCTTCAAAATACTGATATCGATATCTGTTAATTTTGTCATTCGCTCAAATACTCTCTATATAGCTCACTCGTTAAAATGGGGGGGGTGCCGGGCATTAGGCCGCCCGGCGGGGCCTGCTATGTGCCAGAGGGAGCGCCACAAGCAACAGCAATCTTTGCTTCGAACTCCTCAGCCCATTCCAGGGCGAGTTTGGCAAACTGGCTGTTCTCTGGTGTGTCGCCCTCTTGGATTGCCAGAAAGAACCGCTCAATCGGACGAACTGCGTTGGCAATTCCAAGGTCGTGATAATCAACACCGCGAGTCTTTGCGATGGTCCCCACTAGGCAACAGCACTCTCCGGTGTATGTTGATCCACTAACCTGCCCGTTGATGAGGGCCTGCTTCAGTGCCGGGATCTCATGGACCGCATCCAGCAGCACGATCCACATGTCATGCTTGATGGGATCGAGGTTGGCTCCATCGAGGCGGGCACCATCGAGGCGGGCTCCATCGAGGTTGGCTCCATCGAGGTTGGCTCCATCGAGGCGGGCTCCATCGAGGCGGGCACCATCGAGGCGGGCACCATCGAGGCGGGCACCATCGAGGCGGGCACCATCGAGGTTGGCTCCTACGAGGTTGGCTCTTACGAGGTTGGCTCTTACGAGGTTGGCTCTTACGAGGCTGGCACCAACGAGGCTGGCACCAACGAGGCTGGCACCAACG